TATCAATCTCTCTTGTAAATATTAGTAATTACGAAAATGAATTTGATATAAGCGTATATAATGATGCTGGATCACCGCCTTACACCAATAAATTCTATGTAGATATTGGACAAGATTATGCAAATGTGGATCTATATGGTGGTTCTACAACACTCACATTGTATGCAAATTCTTCTAATGCGGGTATTAGTGTAGATGGTTATGATGTGTGGCATCAAGGAAACCTATCAAACACCGAGAATATATCATTTGTGATAGATGGTAATGGATCACCAATTACCACAGGTTCAAAAGGCATTGTACAAATTCCATTCAATGGCGAAATAACTGGATGGACAATCTTATCCGATGTTTCAGGTAGCATTGTAGTGGACGTTAAGAAAGCCGCATATGCCAATTACCCAACAACAACCAGTATAACATCAACTGATAAACCCACAATAACATCGGCATTCAAAGGCACCAATCAAACATTAACTGTATGGACGACAACTGTAACATCTGGTGACATTTTCGAATTTGTAGTTGATTCAGCATCAACAGTAACTCGTGCATTAGTCACAATTTTCATTACCAGAGGTACATAACCCATACTTATTTATATATATAAGTAATTATATAAAATTTTTACATTAATCACACAATTTATATCCTTGTACATTACTTAATATACCTTTATAAACAAATTATAATTATGATTGTGGGAAATGAACAACGAGTTTATGGCACTCTGGTATCTGATTGTTATATATGGCTTCATAGATTTGCGTTAGTTAACGATAAAACTCACTCACCATCTGATCCTGGTGCTCCTGTTTATTATGGTGATAATTCTACTTATGCAAAAATAACAAATTGTGGGTATTTATATAATGGATATTTTACAATTAGATTCGTTCTTGAACCTCAAAGTGACGAAGCAGAAGCAATTTTTGAAGTTAGGAAATGCCGAACTGGTAGAAATTACATATTCATAGAAACTTACGGAGAAAAAATACCATCTTATTTTGTTTCAATATGGTTTAATAAAGGAACAGAAGCAGTTCCAGATTGGGTTAAATTAAATGATAATTTTACTACAAACACACTTGAATATAAAGAGGATATATTTTCATTCAGAGAAACAAAGTCACAATCACAGACATATGAAATTGGTTGCTGTAAACCATGCAGCACAAAATGCGTATGTTTAAATTGTAGTATTCAATCAAGAATAGCATTTAGAACATCAGCAGTTGGTCAGTTAAATCCTCTACCAACAACACCAGATGATCCTAGATTGTTTGGATATCCAACCCATTATAAATTTTTAGGTTACGGTATAACAAACCACGGGACAGAAACATATATTTGGGAAGATGGTGGGGGCAGTGTATATGATTTATATTTTGAATACAAATTTGACTGCGATAATATCGAAATCTGGGCTGGAGATTACAATTCACACTTATATTGGGATTATACCTTCTATTTAGATGATAACGATGTCTGGCATTTATTAACTTATAGTGGTAATGGGATTTTAGCAACAGTATTCCACGGAACATTCCCATTTGATTATTTAGCACATTGCACCACAAATGAAATATCGTTTACCGGATGCACCACATTTCCAATACTATTTCCATTACCTGTAAATGCAAGTTTATGGAATTATACCTTACCAGATTTAACTGCAACTTTAACAGCCAAAATAACATCAACCCCAACAAACAAATGTTTAAATGGAGATACATATGATGACTATACTTGGGATCTAAATTACAATTCAAGTCCGGCCATATTAAAAACCGGAAAAATTGTATCACATACATTTGATCCCCCGACCATTACAATGGGCCCTACATTAACCGGTTTAACAAAATCATACAATGTATTAGTTTGCTCTGGAGAAATTTACACAGATAAAATTCCAAAAACAATTGAAAAAATAACAAATGGTTGTATCAATATCAACGTAACAAGTCCCACAAAATCTTGGTATTCCATGTATGGAGGACAAGGAACAGTAATAAATGATATGATTTGTGTATCTATTGGAGAATTTACTCATGGTAATGGTGGAGTTATATCATTATCAATCTCAACTACACCAGATGACAATGCTATTCATATTGTATCTTATGGTATTGATTATTGGATTAAAGTTGGGTTTCTTGAATGTGGTGGAACTGCCGGAGGAGTATTATATTCAACTGGTTCTGGATTGATTTCATCATATTGTTTAAGTGGTAGATGTTATAATAATTTAATTAATTCTAGTATTACTTCAATAACTAATAGTTTTGAATTTAACATAGATAATTCTATTAGTTCTGGATGTATTTTTAATGATAGATTTATTGGAGGGACTGGCACATGGAACGGAACATATGAAGGGGATTCCACGGGTGTCTTATTTGATCAAATTTATGATATAAATGGAGTTTATGACTCTATTTTAAGCAATATACCACACACCAAAACAATTGCTGATGTTTCTGGAGCATACGCAATGATCCCATTTAATAATAAACTATATGTATTCGCAATAACTTCCCAAAAATTTACAATGTTATCAAACTTAAATGATTTTGGTTCAACCGCAGTTAGTTTTAGCGCTCCTTCTGGATTCCAAGTAAGAACGTGTTGTGAACATAATGGAAAATTATATGGAACTTGCAGAGATAGTCACCAACTAGTTGTATTTGATGGAAATCAAACATTTATTGATACTGGTATTGTGATGTCATATGGACATGTAAGTTTAATATCATACAACAATTATTTAATAGGAATTTCAAATTCAGCAGATAATCAATTCATTCCAGCCATAGATATTATACCAAATTCAATGCTATAAAATTTACACCATTCACATAATTTATAATATTCACAGAATTTACACTGTTCACTCCTTTTTTATAAAGTAAACATCACACAATAACCTTAATCATGGTATATGAATTATGGAATTATAAACAAACACATATATTAAATTCTGCGACACAACTAACTAATTACCAAGTTAAATTAACAATATATAAGGGAACTGGAACTTCATCTGATTCCACAATGTATTGTAATGGTCACTGCAATGATAACTTTAGTGATCTGCGATTCGCATTATTAGGATTACCACAACCATATTGGATTGAAAGTTACGTTTCTGGGGTATCTGCAATAGTATGGGTAAAAATAGGAACCATTTTAAACACCACACTTGAAATATACTATGGAAATGCAATAGCCACCTCTGAATCAAATGCAACAAACACATTCATCTTATTTGATGATTTCAGCGGTGATCTATCAAAGTGGACCATCAATTCTGGTTCATGGTCAATTGTATCTGGTAAGTTACAAACAACTTCTACTGGATCTGGATCAATAACTTCTGGGATCTCTTTATCTAGAAATGAATATATAACAACCACAATCAATGTATCACAAGACAATCAATATGGTACTGCAATAAACATACCGAACCCAGTTAAATTATTCTATGCTTATAACCAACTATCATATTATGCTGGTAGTGAAATCAAAGCATATCCTCCACTAACGGCAAACACTGATTATAAAATTGAGATTTGGAGAAATTCATCATCGATAATCATCAAAATCAACAACACCCAATACATTTCAACAAGTGATATTGGCTCAACTGGAGTATTTTCGCTAGATCATGACATGTATAGTGGTATAACCATTAAATTTTCAAATATATTAATTAGAAATTATAGCACGGATCCAACACATTCCACATGGACCAATGAGGAATCCATATCACATTCTGAATTAGACTTATACATATCAACAACTACAGGGATTGTCCCATTACTAGTTACATCAACAATATCATCTACCATATCATTAAACAACATTATAATTAATCACGGTGATGGACACACAGAATCAATACCATCACTACCAACAACAATAAATCATACATACGATACTTATGGTACATATAATTTATTTGTAAGTGCAAATTCTACATCAGACAATACATTATATACAAAACAAGCAACAATAACAGTAAATACCCCTTCAATTACACCTTCATTCACATATACTCAAATAAATAATAAAATTTCACTCACAGATACATCAAACGGATCTCCCAATGAATGGTTTTGGCAATTTGGAGATGAAAACACAAGTATTGATCAACACCCAACTCACATATACAATTTGCCCGGAACCTATGAAATCTCACTATATAGTTCAAACCAACAACATTACAATGAATTCCCATCAACAAAAACAATCACCGTTGATACCCCAATCCCAGACACAAACTTCACCTATACTATACTTGATGATCTTTCCATACCAAGCAATATTCAATTCAAAAATACAACAACCTATGATACATCTCTAGGAGAATATCCAACTAGCATTGTTTGGAACATAGATTCCACCACATTAACTGACATAAACGAACCTCTTTATATATTCAACACCACAGGCAATCACAACATTTCATTAAATATATGGAATAATTATCACCAATTCTCATCACATTCAATTACAATTACAACAGGAACTCCACCACATGCTAATTTCAAGCCAGCATATATGAATATCATTGGACCTTCATTGCCGTGCACCATAACGTTCACCAATCTCACAATCCCCGATGATATAATCACCGAATATTCGTGGAATTACGGCGATGAAACTCCTGCTACATCAAGTAATATCCACGCATTTGCAACCCATGGAAATTATACAGTATCACTCACAGCAACCAATGCATTTGGGACAAACACCAAAACTTATACCAATGCCATAAACATCCACTACCGCATATTGAATCTCGTGGATGATGTAACTTGTAGTGAAAATACTGAAACCCAAATTCCAATCAAATCATTTATAGATGGAATCACCATACAGGACATTCGTTGTAAAGTTGGACAATTCATCAATGATTCATGTAATTGTGTGCAACGCCAAGTTCCATTAGAACCAGGTATAGATGAGCGAGGTATCCAAAATATATATAACAATTTCAATGAACTTGGCCACTACATCATCAACCTCATAACCGAATTCGGTAGCAAACTCATCAAAATGGCTAAATACGATGATAAAACAGGCTTTGTAATATTCAGAACTATAGAACTAGAAGACAACGTATACGCAGAGGAAGATCTAGAAACCAACCAATAACTTTTTATAACATTGTCAACATATATGTATGTGCCCCAAGTAATAAGATAACAAGGGAGAAGATTCTCCTTTTGTTGTTTTGTTATGAGTGAAATTCTATTGTTACCTGGCTGAATCCACCATTGACGCTATACGCCACGGTTTCAAATTAAGCGAAGGATAGTCAAAACAGCCACCATAACAAAACAACAAAAGAAGGACTTCTCCCTCTTATTGTCATTTAGTTAACGTGGGGTACATACAGGTGGATCGTCACACTATATAAACTTTGTGTTGGTTACTAAAAATAGAGGGGTAAATTCTAGTGGGTAAATTAAATTTTTCACACCGATCTGATCGCACCTTGCTTTTTGATGTAACCATTGAGCATCTGGGTGCTGTCTCGTGCGGTTAGTGCAACATAGTAGGTTTTTCCACTTGATTTGGGTTTGAATGTTATAGATTGTCCATTGAGAACTTTAACTTCGGATCCACTCTGTATTGTGTATTGCCACCATGTGTTATCACCAAGGGTTGTTCCACTTGTTTGAAATCCAGTAATGGTGGTAGGTTGTCCAGCGCGAACTTGGCTATTACTAATCATGAAGTCAACACCGACTGGGGTATATACTGGAGCAGGTGTTGGATTTGGATCATAGCAATCAACACATGGTTTGTAAAGTTGATCACTTACTACATTGTCAATAATGGTGGTCATGAGATCGTTATCAGCATAGCATACACCTGTGGAGATTACCAAGAGAAGTAGTATCGTTACCAATCTGTTTTGCATACTAGATGATAGTTTTATGAACTTATAAATATTTTGTTATGAGTTTGATTATATAAAGTAAATTATATAAGTGGTGTTAAGGTGAAATCTCATGGCATTCGTAGGAGTCACAGAATTACGCAATCTCCCTCAACTCATCTATGACGAAGAGTTGCCAGTATCAGTAACTGCTGATACCGAGATCGTAGAATTGTCAGGAAGTGTTGATAATAGTCTTATTACGACCCTTACAATTCAATGTACGATGGAAGATGCAGGTAAATATTATTTACTTGATGAAAATGGTTATAAACATTATTTAACTGATCCAAATAAAGATTATCCAGCCAAACTTCAGTTGCTTTCGACCTATTTCTTGAAAAAGAACAAGGTTGTTAGTTTATGCTTTAGTGTTAATTCTACAATGACAGATCTCATAATTGGGACTGGGGCTGGCGTGTATTAATTTTTGGAGGTTAAATCATGGTGTTTAGACCTTCAATTGATAGTGGTGGTTCAATCGTTGTATCGGACGATCACATTTTTGTTGATACTACTGCTCGCGATGCTTACTTTGTAGCACATCCAAGTGAATTAGTTGATAACTTACCAGTTTACATCACGGGAACAGAGTCGCTGCAGATGTATAAGTTGGCAACTACATCGTGGCTTGATATTACACCAACTATTCAAGGGCCTATTGGACCTACAGGAACTAATGGGACATTTCCAGTAATCCACGATCTCACTGAAAAGACAACACTCGTTGATGATGATCTTTTTATTATTGAGGATAGTGAGGATAGTTTTGCAACTAAAAAGGTAAAAAGATCTACTGTTGGTAGTGGTGGATCCGGTGAAGTAAACACTGCTTCAAATCTTGGAACTGGAGATGATGGTGAAGGATTATTCAGTTCTAAAGTTGGCGTAGATCTTCAATTTAAGCGAATTAAGGCTGGTACAAATGTCACACTTTCTTCTGAAACAAATGATGTTGTAATTAATGCTGCTGCACCAGGAGAATCTAATACTGCAAGTAATGTAGGAGATGGAGCAGGAACAATCTTTAAACAGAAATCTGGAGTAGACTTACAGTTTAAAACAGTTAAGGCTGGTACAAATGTCACTGTTACAAATAATGGTGACGATATAACGATCGGTTCAACTGCTTCTGGGACTGGTGATGTTATTGGCCCCGCGACAAATACCGATAATAAAATACCGCAGTGGGACGGAGCAAACTCAAATACTCTGAAAGATGGTCTTGCGATTGGAACGACCACTGGAACTATTGCCGCGGGCGATGACTCACGGTTTACTGATGCAAGGACACCAACAAGCCATTCGCATGGTAATATAACCAATGCTGGAGTAATTGGTGAGACCGCCACATTACCAATTATTACCGGAACTGGTGGCATCCTTCAGGCTGGTTCGTTTGGGACAGATGCAGGGACATTTTGCCAAGGAAACGATGCTCGATTATCTGACGCTAGAACTCCAGTTGACCATGCAACAGACCATGTAACCGGTGGGGGGGATGTCATTGCTAATGCCGTCGCTGCTGGTGCATCCGGGTTGATGTCAGGATCCGACAAAACCAAACTCGATGGTATCGCATCAGGAGCAGAAGTCAATGTAAACGCTGACTGGAATTCTGCAACTGGCGATTCTCAAATCCTTAACAAACCGACATTGGGAACCGCTGCTGCATTGGATGTTGGCACCGATGCCGGTGACGTGGTTCAAGTTCAGACCGGCGGGAAACTACCGGCCCTTGATGGAAGTGATCTCACTAATTTGCCAAGTGGAACTACGTTGCCCGTTGCCGACACGACCGCCTTGGTAAAAGATCCTGCCGACGCAACAAAACTAGTCCGGATAGACGCTGGTAGTGTCACAACCGGGACAACCCGTGTCATTACAATGCCCGACCAGGATGTAGATTTAACTCCGTATTCTCTTCCCACTGCATCCGGGAGCACTCTGGGCGGTATAAAAGTCGGGTCGCGACTATCTATTGCTGGTGGAGTTCTTTCTGCAGATGAGCAGAGTTCGTCTGACCACTGGATTTCAGAATCTGGATCATTTACTGCAACGCCTGCCAGCACATCTACGTTGACGATGACTAGTGATCGTACCGCCATTTTGTTTCCGGGATACGGACTTGAGTATACAATCGGTGGGACGAAATATTACGGAGTGATTGACGCGATTACTTCAAATCTAATGACAATTGCCGGCGCATCACTATCTGGGGATGTTACTGCTCTGCGTTACACAAAAACAGGCGTGGTTCAGATGCCAATTCTCATCCCTGGATATTACGAAGATTCAACCGATGCAGACTTGATCATATCTGATTTGGGCCACACTGTGGCTTGGCGACAAGGGCCAGCGAAATTGGTCCGTGCATTGTTTAGTAGCCGGGTTGTAGATGGATCGAGCAACGGATATGTAAACGTCAGAATGGGGGCAGCGCTGGCAAACGGCACTGCGCAAGCAGGAGCAGCAACCACCATTACATTGCAGTCTGATTCGTCGGCTGTCGATGACTATTATAACAACATGTGGATCCGGATTGCATCTGGAACGGGTGCAGGTCAAAGCCGGAAAATCGCTGATTATGTCGGAACGACAAAAGTTGCAACCGTTGCAGCATGGGTGACAAACCCGGATGCCACCAGTGTCTATGGGATCGCAATTCCTGTGATTTCTGCAAACAATTATTCCGGGTTATTAATTGACAATACATCCACAAAAGGCACGTCTGTTGATTTAGATATTGCAAAATATGGTGTAGTGTATGGAGATCCAATTCGGTTGATGTCGCTTGAAGGCACTGCAAAAGACGCTCAAGATCTCTCTGCAATGTTACTATTTGTGATGGTGTAATGATGATTGCGGGAATAATAGGGGTTGGTGCCGGAATCCGCAGACCCGACCCCCGCTGTAAATGCCATGTGCGATTTACCGGGGAATTAATCAAAGATCTGGTAGGAAACTCGATTTCATCTTCCGGGGTCAGTTTGGTCAAAACCCCTGCTCTTTTCGTAGGAGGGTCTCTATATTCTACCGGTGGAAGTAGCAAATATGCAATTGTTGCAGATTCATCAGCATTTGACCTAACAACGGTTAATTTCACTGCCGAGATAACATATCAGCGATATGCGTCGACATCTGAAGGTTACGTGTTTAACCGGACAGATAACCCCGTTTCAACAAACTACGATGTATTCGGATTCAGAATAAATGGTGCAGCAACAGGTAAGATTTATTTTTATACAACTGCTGCACGCCATATTGACATTGCGATTCCACAGGACACGCTAAAACACCATCTATGCATTACGCGGTCAGGTTCGACTCTAACTGCTTACGTAGATGGCGTATCAAAAGGCACGTCAAATGTGGCATCAGAATCGGCGGCAAATTCGTCTGACGGGATCGTATTTTTGAGCGAACATGTAAACAATGCGTATGCAAATGGTCTCGCAGGGTATGTTTCCGAATTCAGATTGACCGTAGGGATTGCACTGCCACAATCGCAGTGGATGCTCACTAGGAGAAAATAATGTTCGAAAAACACATTTATACAGTTTCTTCCGGGGATTACCGGGAGAGAAATGACGGAACGAATTACTATGTTATCTGGGAGGTTGCAAACGATAGAACAATTGATCCAGACAACTACAGACCGTATTTGGATTATACTGGAGCAGTCACAGTAGTCAATGTTACACCTCCAGTAGTGGAACCAGATTTAAATCCAACATACGAAGAACGAATATCAGCAATTGAACAAGCATTTATAGAAGATTTATTATCGAGGTTGTAAAATGACTATTTCAAATTATTCTGAATTATCAGCAACAGCAAAAGTCGTGTATATGCAATTTAAAAATACCAAAGTAAATGCAGATGATGTAGACAAACTACTGATTGCAGAAAAGATTACTGAACAAGAAGCAATTTTTATAAAGAGTGTTTAAAATGAATGATAAGAAAGAAATTGAACGATTAAGAAAGAGATTAGATGCAATCGAACAATATATTGTAGAAGAAGAATTAGAGGAGATTGATAATGGCAATTAATTCTTATGATGATCTTTCTGCATTAGCAAAAGTAATATACTCCAGATATTGTGCAGGAACCATTACTGCTGCACAGGTTCAATCATTTGCCACAGCAGGTAAAATTACCCAGGAAGAATGCGATTGGATACTAGCAAATTGTCCTAACTAACGATAGTTTTATATAACGTTAAGAACAACTTGTATGTGCCCAACGACGAAACAATATAGAAGGTCTAGAACTTGTTTCCAGATCTTCTTTGTTGTTTTGTTATGGTGTTGCTTATATGAATTGTTCTATTCTTTCAAATCTTCAAAGAAGAGTTGTTCTTTCCATTTGAGTGTTTTATATAAACATCTATAGCAATCCATATCGCTTGAAAAATGTTCTTCTCTCATATCAATGGCAAATTCAAGATCGTTTAAAACATTTCTAATATCAATTCTATCTAACAAGTGTATCTTTTCATAATCAATTCCAAGTTTTACTTGAACCATGCAACTATTAAAATGAATATCATTTCTCATAGATTGAATAATTTCATCAATAGTTAATCTATATCCCATACAATAATATGTGGTGTGAAATTATAAAATATTATTGATTGACAGTGTTATTAAATCCTCACGCGCTTTCTAAATAGTTTGTTGGGCACATTGAAGACCATTTGATCCCAGGAATAATCGGCACCATCAATCTTCATCAAAATGTAGCCACAATCAGGCAATTCTGAACTGCTTCGTCGCATGAAAGCATCAAGTGATTTCCAACACGGAATACTAATTGTTATGTTGTGAATGTTACCACTGTAATTGAAACGGTGAGTGTGACCACGCAAAATGATGTCGGCCTTATCCTCATTTAAGCGCATAATCATTGCGTCTTTTTGTTGACTGTTGTAACGACCATCAGGATTTTTACTGTATGATGCGTGGTGTCTAACGTGGATAACTATGTCATCTACATCAACGTTGCCATCTTCTTCAAGATATTCGCCACCCATCATTTCACACAACATCTGATCAGCATTTGGATTGCAACCAACATGATATGGACTGCCACAAGTAAACACAAATTTATCGGCATCGATCATAGACAGTAGTGCTTTGGCCATCTTAACCTGGATCATTACATCGGGTATGGTTTGTTTGGCGCCTTCTTTCTTGTTGATGCCTTCAATCATATCACCATCACAAATCACACAATCAACATGACCAATGGCCTTACACATTGCAACCCAATGATCCCAGAGGAACTGCTGAACATCATTTAGGACAAATCCCATGTTCGGCATACAAAGTCCATACATACTACCAACATGAGTATCTGAAATCCCAAGAACAACTTTAACCATCAGATGATCTCCGCGTTGAAGTTTGATATGGAACCAACATTACATTGGGTTATAGACACTGTATGTGATTGATTATGCGACATATTTTTACATCACTCCATTGTTGATGATGTCATCCTTGAGTTCACAGAAATCTGGAAATTCTTGACCAACCAAATATCGATTTCCACTGATGAATTTAGGTGGATCAAAATAGTTACAGGTGATCTTACTGTTGGCTAGGTTTTGTTCATAGTAGGGACAGTCACTTCCACAAACATTAACATCATGGATGTAAGCAACACGTTTCATTACTAATAAGTGTAACCTAATTGTATTTATATATAATGGATAAAATGCAAACAATATTATAAAATTAGTGGAAATGTTTATAAGGTTATTACATTGTTGCATCATCGTAGATATAAATCCACTGCACACCATAATCGGGAAATGACCATATTTTATCATCCTGATCCACCACACTGAATTTAGCACGATACATTCCAGTGGTTGCAGTTTCATCGGTATCCCATGGGTATTCTACTAAACCTTGAGTTGCAGTAACAACAGTGCACGATGCTTGATCGATATCCCAGGTGAGGTTCCCATCCCGGATCATCGAGAAACTTACAAGACATCCTGATATATCAACTGGTATAACACCACCCTTCTCAACTACATATTTTTCAATGGTATATTCAAGAGGTTGAGTATCGCCCTTCTTGACCATAATCGTTGGAATCATAACCACAAATCAGTTATTTACCACATAAGAGTATATCGGCGTTAGATGATAGGCGTGAACAATAGAAGTGCCAACGAACAGCCTCGCCATAACAAAACAACAAAGAAGGAAACAACAAGCGTAACCTTCTATCATTGTGTTGCTATTTAATGGGGGGTACATACAGGTGGATCTTAACATTATATAAATGTTGTGATATATTACCAAACAAAATAAAGGCTTGCGCGAAGCGCTACCTCTTCATTGTGAATTTTTCAATCCATCGATAGGCTTTTTGTTCACGATATGACATAGCATGGAATTTTTTGGTGTTTTCGAGGTATTTATGGGGATCGAAACTGGGATCAAATTCAAGTATTGAATTGATATATGGTTCGGCAAGTTCCATGAATTTGTCTTCATTAGAGATGCAGCGTTCAGCGATGATGGCCAATCGTTTCATTACTGTTTCGATGTGTTGTTGTTGTAACCATTCATCATGGGATTCATCGCTATTAATGGAGTATAGAATTTCACGCAAGGTATATTGGCGATGCAGTTTCATTAACACTTGTTGTTCTTCCTCGGTTAACTGGAATTCTTTTAAACGCGCGTTAAATAACTTATATTGGTATTCATCCCAGTCATGCTTGTTAATCTGTTTAGCATAATAACGAAGGTAAGTTGCGATCAAATCCTTAACGTTGATGCCATATTTTTCAAATTCCTGAATGGTTTTTCGACTGACGGGAATTTGCATATTAGTGGGTTGGTGCGGATATTATTTAAATGTTATTATAAAATAGGGTGGTGAAAAGAATTAATGTGTATCATTCATAAAGGATGATTTGATTGTGTTGGCTAGTAAGCATACCAAACTTTTTCATCTCTTCGGTTTTTTCGTGAATCTGGGCCACAGACATTTGGACTGTGCTGCCAAGATCGTTGAGATCATTGCGACTGATGCTGTAGTAGCCCTTGTCTTCCTCGTGGTTGCCGTAACATTTGATGAGGTTGGCCAGTTGGATGAGATCCGGGCCCTTGATGATGTCTTCACGCCAGTGATATTGACGCATAAGTGTGTCGTGGAGTTCTCGATCTTCAATGTGGAGCACCATGTGTTTTTCAGCACCGTGTTTTGCAAGATGATAACCAAGTATCATACGTTCATAACCAGTCATATCAAAACCTTGAATATCAAGTTCTTCAAAGAGATCCTTAACGCTTTCATCGTAGTCGATGCGTTCGATTTCAGCGAATGAGTTGGTCCATTCATTGATGTCTTCCTGCATTTGGATATGCTTATCAACATTTGGTTGCTTGTTACGACTATTCCAGATAGCATCACGAAGTTTTTTACGTTGTAATTTATCTGGTAGGTTTAGACTGAAACACATGCGACGACCCATACCACGAGCAAGATCGTAGCGTGCGGGCTGAACTCCACCCCAAAGAGTGAAGTGAGTTTTGTAAGAGATTTCACCTGCTGCTTGAGATTTACTTACGTTACCATGATCGAGTGCTGCAAGTAGTTGTGTTTCAAACTGGTTATTAAATGTTTGTTTGAATGCTTCAGTCATACCTGAAAATTCATCGATAATCAAAATTGATTTGTCATGTTTCTCAAATTCTCCTTCGCGTTTAATGACCTTACCGTTTTGAACAGAGACATTTCCAATGAGGGCTGATTCATTTGTATTTTGTTTGACTTCGAGTTGTATATTGGTATTTTTAAAAATTCCATAGTCGCCAATGCCAAACTGTTCAAGGTAATAAGACTTCATGCCGCCAGGAGGAGCAACAAATACAACATGCAGGCGCAAATTTGGAATGTTTTCACCCATCCAGTAGATGCGTTTGCCTTGGTTCATCACATTAAATGCATGAACCGCATATGAACAAATGTAGGGTGGGGCATACTCTTCAAGTGAAAGTGCACCACGATTCCTCAAATTGTCCATAATAGTGTCATAAATATTCGAAGTCAAACTATCACAGTGCAATATTTATAATTGGCGATATATAAAATTAGTGACGATGAGTTTATAAGCGCTATAATTTTGTGACTTTTAGAAAGGAGATTTTTAGAAAAGTTGGACGATAGCGCCATTAACTGTGCTATAATATACATGACGAATTCCAACTTCCAAGATTAGAGTCATGCAATTAATACACGGTTTACTATTGCAAAGTTTATTGGGTTTTGATCGAACAACCAATAGATTTGCACCTTTTAGATCGTTGTGATCACATTTTAGTATGGCGTCGCTTTCGGCGTGTAAATACATCTTTTTATTGTTGTAACCAAATTTACTCATACTGGCAACTCGGTGTGGAATGTTATGTCCAATTGATAATATATTTTTGTTATCATATATTACTGCGCCATGTTTAAAGTGGTGCAATTTACTATCATTGGCCGCTTGAATCGCTTTATAAATATAAAATGGAGTTGGATACATTATAAGTTGTTGGTTTATTATAGGTTATTCATAACGCCAAGTAGTGATGTTCCCAGATAAATTATGAACATTACCATTATTAAAAATCCAAGTAGTCTAATGTCTTTTGTAGAATTAGCAACAAGGAATGCTCCTCCAACTGATAGTATGGTTGCATACACTGTTGGATCTTTTAATTTTTCTAGAAACATAATATTATTATATGTGGTTGGTTATATAATAGTGTTGTGTTTCAAAGATATCTTAAATTCTATTCAACTACAAGGCATACTATTACCGCATTGAATCTTGATATGATATTACAATTTGATATACAGTATAAGGCTGAAACTAATCCACCAAAGTATAGGTTGATTGCAGTTGATATTCCAGATTGCGAGGATATTTGGATCATTCATGATGAAACTGAAAACGTGGAACATTTAAAAAATGAACTAGATAATATTATGAATTTTACTGGGCCTGGTTTTTATGAGGTTAAAAATTGTAATATGGGGGTGGAACACATCTAAATTTTTTACGCTGATACTTTTTCATTTAGTTTACTTTTTGTCGTCCCAATGACAATCAAAGCAATGACCAGATACTATTCCAACCCATTTACACTTTCTACACTCATCATAAGTTGATACATCACATTTTAAACGATCACAATAAACATATGGTCCAATTGACTTCAATTGCATAATAAAGATAGGGCATGGTAGATGATAAATATTGTTACTTCATCCAATCAGAACTTTTACCGATGATAAGTTCTTTGATGCGACGTTCCTTGACTTTACCGATGCCGGGTATGACTGATAGATCGGCTTTGGTGGCTATATATGTTAGATCTGTGCCATATGTGGATTTTATGGCACGCCATTGAACTAGTGTTATGTTAAGGAATCGTGAGATAAGGGCATCAAGGTTTCTTGATTGAACGAGATCCATACCACCCTCACAACATTTGATGCCGACTTTTATGGCTCGTTTAATGCCTGACATGTTGTCATCGTCCACTAGCACGCGAATGTTATAACGGGTCATAACACTGGCTATGAATGAATCGAATATATCGGGATCGATTTCAAGGCCATGGCGCTTTTTACGCATCGCAATGTATTTGTGGATATCACCAGTTACGAGTAATATCACCACGCTTTCGCCTTGATGAGTTAACAGCCTCACGCATTGTTCAGGGAATCGAGCAGGATGACCTTTTGTGCCCATAATGGAACCATACAAATCGCTAACGCTTTTGCGTTCTATAAGGCAACTAATTTGATTATCGTTTTCACATTTAACAAGTATATCGCCTTCTTTTAAAGCCTGCTCGGTAAAATGTAAGTTGGGATATTTAGTTTTGGGAAATTGTTTGATGATTTGTGCTCTATCAGCAGCCTTTTCACGGGTGTCGATGATGACTTGCACTAGTTCACACTTCCGTGTTGGTGATGAAGCGCTTGAAAATACAGATACGTTCGGCGCTATCCATCCAGTCATTGTACACACCCTCCTTTTTTAAATAATCAATCAAACCAACGATGGCAATTGGGACTTCATCGTTGTCACGTTCCCAAATAATGTCTTCACCAATATCACATTTGATGTAATTGTTCACGCACATCGAGAAGCAAATTTGAGTTGTATAATCTTTTGGATCACCTTTAAGAACATGACAGATAAAAACAGGAAACTGGTTTTCTATATTTAAGGGTTGTTCATCATTCATTATATAAAGGTGATGATTGATAATATTTATAACTTTTGATAAAACATATTATATAATAATAGGAACAAATGTGTTGGTATGGATCTAGTAGATTGGCAGATTCGTTCATATGTTGAATGCGGAATGATTAGCATAGTTCCGTTTAATTTAGAATTAATTAATCCAAATAGTTATGATGTGACACTTGGAAGTAAATTTATTGTATATAGTAATCCTGATAATCTGGTAATTGATCCATATGATAAGTCAACATTAGATGCATTACAAAAGAGAGTTGTCAATGCATCTGAACTTGTTGTTTATCCAGATGAGTTCATTTTGGCAAGAACCACCGAAGTGTTCAAATTGCCAAGAAATGTTAAAGCCCAATTAGATGGTAAATCATCAAATGCTCGTCTAGGCATTGAGATACATCAGAATGGAGGATACATAGACGCTGGATTTTTTGGGAGCATCACGCTTGAGATTATTGTTAAATTCCCAACTAAATTACATTATAAAATGCCAATAGGTCAACTATGTTTTACTGAAACTCGTGACTGTGAAATTCCATATAACATGAAGGAAACATCAAAATATAATGGTCAGTTGGATCCAACTGAATCAATGTATTATAAAAATAAGAAGATTGATTATTAAAATTTATTCATCACTTTTATTTATAGTTGTTTTCTTTTTAGGTTTGGTTGGATTTCTCATTGTTTTACGTTTAACAATTTTAACTTCAGTATCTTGTTCGGTTGCTGCATCAATCCACGAATAGAGTTCGATACGATCGATGCATTCATCGTTGAATTCAGTTTTGGATTTGTTTAGATTATCGGTATAGAAGTTTTTCAAACCTGGAACATATGCTGGATGATACTGGATGTGCCAATAGGTGTCTGCTGCTGTATTAGTTCCCATCATGCGATTGTAATAACAGAGTTTACGATGCCACCATGGATTGACCGCGATCAGATACATGAACCATTTCATTAGGTTGTTGAATGCCTTGTAATTGGGATCATTGGGATCGTGTTCTTCCCAAGCATTAACTTCACCGATCATTGCATTGATAATGAACAGATCAGTGGCTTTGAAATACTTTGCATATTTTTCCTGATTCCAACTACACTCCGCAAGTTCATGTAGAATTTCATCACCAATCTGTATATGTGCCAAAAAATTCACGATTGGATCTACTGGGGGTTGAACATTGTCTTGATTCTCTGGAGGCAATCCATTGGGTGCATGTGGATCGTTATTGTCAGTTACTTCATTACTAGGGGTGTAAGTATTACTAGGTTTATTCACGTCGATATTATCATTGTTCATTTTAGAAGCCTCCGCCGAAGAGCATGTTAGCAAGTTTACCACGTTTCTTTGGGAACCAGTTACATGCTTCAAATATCGGATCTTCGGTCCAATGATGAGTATTTTGTAAGATGAACGTAAATACAAAGTTCATAGACCGTCGATAAAATAGATCACTGTTATATTTATTTATCATGTATGAGAATATCCATCGTAGCCAAGGTTTAGTTCGTGCACGCTTATCACAAAGATCCCACCATTCCTCGATATAGTGGAGGTTGTCTACTACGTTGTCATCCATAGTATTGGGTGTGGACATGATTTCTGTTGCAATGTTGTAGATTTCCTTGGGAGTCAACGTGGTTACGATGGTGTTGTTATGAACGAATGTTAATGTGAGAGGGTTTTCATCATCAAACTTGTCAGTTGTGTAGATGACAAATTCATAATTAGTTCTATCATCTATCACATAGTAGAATTGCATGTCGTTTTTGGCATTGATGAATTTCACTTTGTTTAAGGTGAATCCGCTGGCCTTGAATTGTGCCTTGTTCATTTTTATGTGAACTTCATGACCTTGACAAATCAATTGAAGGATTCCACCTAATCGTTCATAATAAGCAGAATCATTACGGAAAATGGCCAGTGTGTATTTGGTCATCTTGGGAACGAGTTTACGTTCATAACTGTAAGGATCATTGGTAACTACCTCACCAGTAATCTTATTCACAACTGTAAATGAATTTGGATCAGTCGGACTAACAATTTTAACGTAAGGTTCAAAATAAGCATCGTAAACTTGTAGGTAATTGTTTATCATTGCGGTGACGAATTCTTCGCCTTTATTGAAGCCACCATCACCTGCCTCACAAGTTGCTAGACTTTCATCGAATTCAAAACCATCCAGAACAGAAAGATCTGCTTTTGTGGGATTTCCATTGAAAAGTTCTCGTATTTGATTTTTACAGGCCATGTGGAATGCGTAGGCAACTTTGCTCACCCACTTTCCATCGCCAAGTTTACTCATATATTTATATATATGTTTGGAGTTATATAAAAAGGTTTGGATACTAATTATATAGTATGAGGTTATTAATTTAAAGTTTGCGAGATCGCTCCTAATAATCCCTCAAGTTTTTACTGATTAAATCTTCGATGACAAATTCCATACACACTTCATTGTTTTCTGATACACGCTTAAGATGGTTATAGAGGTGTTTAAAATCAGTTCTGTATTCATCGGTGTGATGTTCAAATAGTGCCATAAAATATGATCACCTGAAGAGAGGTGAATGTTGACAACTTAAAAGGATACTGGTGATAGATATTTGATATTAAAAATTGAAATAGAAAGGAAAACATTGATTTTTATAGTCCAAAAAACTTGCTCAACACGATCACTATTATACTGATTATACCACCAATTAGAGCGCCGTATTTGCCACCAATATCACTAGCATCCTTGGAAAGTTCGCTTTTGATTTTGGTTACGTCAATATCGATATCATGATCGCTTCGTAGGAATTCCTCACGTGTATTGGTCACACGGGTATTTAGATCCTCGTATTTTTTATAGAGATCGTGGATATCATTCTTTTGTCGTTTTTGTTCGCGAACTAAAGCACGAAACCATTCTATCAGGGTTTGAGCCCAAATCCTCCAAGAACCAGACGATGTACTGTGTACGACATCGCCAACACTTTCCTCTTCTATATCATCACTAAATGGATCATATGGCATCATTTGACCTCACTGAATTATCCGATTGTTCATCTACTTCGAAAATATTATTATATAGGTGATTAATACACACAGGATCTATGCATGGATGTTCTTCGATAACTTTACACATACCGAAGATTGAGAATTTACCATCCCAAAATCCAGTTGACAGGTAAGTTATGATTGGTATAAGATTTTTAGTTACCTTATTACATAATGTGAGTTTTACTTTGAGATTTTTAGATGGATCAGTATTTAAAACTTCAATGATATCAAGAATGTCACTATTGCTTTGCTTGTCATGAATGGAACCTACATATTTGCCAATGATTTCATTGCGGGCATAACCAAGATGATTAAGCACACTATCATTGATGTTGATAATAATGCCATTCAGATCAGTTACTATTACCATATCGGGAATTTTATCAAAGAGTTTTTTAAAGTTGGCACGTTCACGATCCAGTTCATAGGTTTTAGTTTCAACTTTAGCAACATATTCACGTAATTCTTCTAAACTAGCATTAAGTTCTTGGTTGGTTGCTTCAGTTTCAATGACTCGTGTATTAAGGGCAATCTCAATATTGATACGATATATTACATGACCAAGATGTTTACCGATGGTCTTGAGCATACTACAATCGTAATTATCAAGTTTGGTGTGTTTGCAAGTGCCAAGATTTATACAACCTTCAACCTTGTTATCATAGATGATTGGTATGCGCACAAAAGTATGGACATCTCCCATGATTTTAGACTTGTCTGGATGAACCTCATTGTAATGTTCATGATAGATTGGTTTACCGTGAATAAATTCCTGACTTGTCACACACGCAGAATCCAATAGATCGCTTTCAGGATAATTAATTGAAATATACCTTGATGGTATTTGTGTAGTGTGAGAAACAAGATATATGGCACCAACATCAAAATTGAACAACTTCATTACCGATTTAAGTAAGTTATTTGTTAATTGTTGTTGGTTGTCACCTTCATTGCTATCGATGATGATTTTATTAAAGGTTTTCAATTTGCGGTGTTCGCGCTCAAGAACAGCGTCACGATCAATCAGGGAATTGGTGAGGTTAATTAAATCTTCGGGATCACCCAGTGGAACATTACTTCCACTTTGCTGATACACGATGGATGGTCCTTCAGTCATCATAAGTAACATGAAAGTTAACATTTACTTTATATAATGATAGGTGTTATGAAAGTATCGTTAATGAAAAATAGTTACTAGGATGGTAATGTTAATTTAATTTATCTAGTATGAGAGCACCAATGACTGCAATTGCTCCAACTAAAAACACAACAATAAAAATCACTATGTAATAAACAATTAACAGTAGAATTGGAACAACTAAACATAATTTAATATATAAAACTTTTTAATAAAAAGAATTAATGGTTGTTGGTGTTAAGATTTAATTAATTTTGTTGTAGGAGATATCAACTGTAATCGTTTTCTATCACACAGTTCTGATAATTTTTCCTTACGTTGTTCATAGTTTAATCCTGCTTCAATTAGTCCAGAGTCAATTCTTTGTAAGTATTCCACCAATTGTAATTCTAATGGGGTTGCAGTATCTCGTTGATTTTCTCTACCAGCATCTAACGCACTTCTTCCAAATACAACTACATTTAATAGATCTGCTTCTTCGGTATAAGCGTAATATGGATTCTTTCCTCCTTTTTCAAATTCAGGAACAATATTTTCTTTAACTGATTCAGTAAGAAATTTATATCCGTTTGCTGCCATAATACGTTGAATGTCCCATGCTTCTTTCCTTTCTACACCATTTTCATATGCTTGTATAACTTCAAGTTTGAATTCTGGAGAAAGCCACATTGCAAATTCCATTGCAACATACTTATGTGCATATACTCCACCATGATGTCTTCCTCTTTTTGTTCTCAAAGCAGGTATAAATTTCAAACCGGAAATCCGGTTTATTAGATCTTCCTCAAATTGAGGATTTAACATGTTCTCAACAACTTTTACAAATTCTTTAGTTGATTGATTTTCTTTCCAATGTTGAACTCTTTTTCCAGGAAAGAATTCACACATATCAGTAAGGTTAAAATAACCATCTTCATCTATATGTATTCCATTGAGAATTCCATTGTAATCAAGTTGAACTTGAAGTGCCTTACTTAATTGCATATAAATATATGTAATATTTATTATATTTAAATCTATTGGATCCAAATATATAATAGAAAGTTTAAATTTAAATATATTTAAAAACTAAAAATAGTTTATGATATTAATTACATTTACTCCAACCACAGGATGGACAACTTCTACACCCAGATGAAAATTCTAGAATACCACCCGTTCCAGTTTCAGGGTTATAACATTCTGGGCATGGAACACCTTTACTAACTTTTTTAGAAACTGTGGGTGTTGCTGTGTTTATTTCTTTAGGTGGTTCTTCTTCATGTGGATAAAATTCATTGAGAACTTTACCAATGATATCTGGACAAGATTTTCCATCAGAATTTACATTGCGAAGAGCAGCACTACATTTAATGTTCATTAGAACTTTGTTAATGTTCCATTGTGGAACACCAAATCGCTCACATAGCGACGTAAGTTCTGTTACTGCTTGTGTCATCGCGTCACAACCCCCTTTATTAACGATTGTTATACTGTGTGGTCTTCCATCAACTTCTCCAACAGCGATCATCATTTTTCCACATCCAGTATTACGTTTATACATCGTTGCCGGTGTTTCTCTTGGAGTCTTTGGAAGTATTCGACCATTAGCATTAGCAAGCACATAGTGCACTGGATTTACAAGTTCAATTACAGTAGGAGATTTAGATGCTTCAGTTGCATTATCTTTCTTTAGACCATATACTACAGCATCACGTGAATTTTGTCTATAAAAAGTAATTCCTTTACATCCAAGTCTCCAAGCACTCACAATGACTCGACCAATTTCTTCCGGAGTCGTTTCTTCACTACAATTAATAGTTTTACTTACTCCTGATGTAGTATACTTCTGAACAATACTTTGCATACGAATATGATCAAGTGGTGAAATGTCTAATGCTGTTTTAAATACTGATTTGAAATTATTATCAAAATCATCAATAGATGGTATATGTTGAATAGATCCTTTAGTATGCATCTCATTGATGATATTATCTTTTATTACATTACTAACTGATAGTTTTTCAACTGCATCTCTAAATAATGGATTTACTATTGTTACACCAGCACCATGTCCACCAACTCTATCCATCACATAACTAAACACTGGTTCAATACCATTTGAGCAGTAGGCAATGATTGACGTAGTTCCTCCGGGAGCAGCAGTTGTAATTGCAGTATTTCTAGCATCATGTGGAACTATATCATTATCAGATAGCATATCATTAACAATTGGTGCAGGTCCATATTTTTTACCAAGTTTTACTGATTCGCTCCATCCAACAGTATCTACAAATTTAAGCACTTTCAAAACTTGATCTCTACCTTCTATTGAATCATATGCAAGATTCATCTTGATAAGCATGTCGTGAAGACCAAGCGGGTAAATTCCAATTTGTCGAATATATTTAGAAGTTTCTTCAATCTCTTCCAATGGATATTCAGTCAGATCAATTGCTTTGTCTCCAAGCCTAATTGCCAACCTAATCGCAGGTTCAAATGATTTAAAGTCAAATTTCCCAAATGAATCAACAAATTCCGACCAATTTATCCCGATAAGATTGCACGAACCATAGGGCACCAATGGCTCTTCTGCGCAAGGGTTTGCCTCAGATATTGATTTCCACGGTGATACAGGGTTATTTTCATTTATGGTATCATAAAAAAGCAGTCCTGGTTCAGCACGGTTCCAGATAGATTGACAAATCAAATTAAATAATTTAACTTCTTGTTCAGATCCACGAGTAACATTTTCCATGAAATCATCTTTAACCATGACTGAAATATTGAAGTTTTTATACGCACCTTCAGTATTCTTCATGGTAATAAACTTTTCAATGTCAGGATGATCAGTATCTAATACGGCTAATGCTGCACCTTTTTTCTTTCCACCGTGTCGTACAGCCTCTACCATTGAATCAAAAACGCCCATGAAACTAATTGGACCAGTTGATTTTCCACCACTTGAAATTGACGTTCCTTCTGCACGAAGTTTACTCCAATTCGTTCCTACACCACCAGATCTTTGAAATACTTTAGATGCCTTCTTTAAATATTCAAAGATGTCTCCAAGATCGTCAGTAACTGGTAATGCAAAACAACTACATAGTTGAGGATGACTAGTTCCTGCCTGCATCAAATATGGACTTGCTGGAACAATCTTACGATCCATCATCATATTAATAAGAGTTACTTTGTCAACGTCATTATCTGGAAATATGAAATTTGCTACACGTTCACAAACATCACTATAACAGTCTTCACCTTCGATAAAAACACGATCTCTCAAAACATTTTCTAAACTTGGATGTTCTTCACGCAACATACAAATTATTATAAATTTGAATATATTTAAAAGATCGTGTTGTAACAAAAAAGTTTTATAAAATCATCAAATTCATCTTATTGGGCATCTTGGAGTGGAGCCATTATCATGGTTAAAGTTGTCTCTGGATTCTTCATCACAATTTTCATTGGACAATCATCACCGATGTAGATTTGAAAGTTCTCATAATGCTTATACATACTAAACATCATCTTTGTAAGTACTCCGCTAAACTTACTGGTATACTTGAGCGCAGGATCAATACCAGTTGAGATGTCCATATCATCATGAATATTGTCAATTATATTATCACCCACATTGCAAATGCCGTCATCCACCTTGAACACGTAATCATTTTCTTTATTTACCATTTTATAAAATTTCTCAATGATTTCAAAAGAAAGATCCATCATAATCCAATCCATCTCTGGATTCGAAATAGCAACTGTTTTAATATTACTATCAACAATTAAAGGAAGTGATGTATTATTAGCATGTTTGAAATCTAATTTATTTCCATTTAAATGTATACTACAGCCTTTGATCTTTCGCTTGATAATCTCATCAATATCAAATTTTACAGCAACTGGTGTTATAATAGGAACAGTAGTGATGAAATGTGTGTAATAACTAGCACCTTTACCATACATACTCACCTCAATACAATTCTCCTCTTTAAAATTCATCTCAACAGAATGTATATCCATGATAGCAAACATACACAAACTATCCAGAATCATTTCAAAGTTGGGAACATCACAAATGTGTGGAATGGTGATCACCCCTGAACAATTCTATAGAGATCAAATCCCTTACCGGTATTCATGAATTCTTCAAGTTCACTCCAATTTGCAAAGTAGATTGGCTCCATATCAGTATCATAAATCATAATCATCCTGCCCTCATAGATCTTGGTCATCTTGCCATAGTAAATCATCTTGTTTTTGATGAACATCTTTGGCTGACCGCGCTTGTAACTACCAGTAATGAATTTCGTGAGTTCAATGAGATCAATAATAAAAGTTTCACTACGATCTACATTGGCGTTTGGATAAAACTCATTGTCAGTCCACTCCACACAATCCTTGATACCAATCTGCAATTCGTAATGCGATGGTATTGCAGTTGCACACTTCACTAACTCCATACCAGTATATTGGTGTTGATGAGTATTAAATGTGTGTATGGAGATTAGGAAACATCACCATATATCATTTATCAACTTCAGGTGGTGTCCATCCATCACTTGATTTCTTATACTTGTCAGGAAGGTTCCACCCACAATTCCCGCAATATAATTCTGGGCTAACAGGTGGATTCCATATTAAAAAAGCCTTACCGCAGTTTGAACACATCTTCTTTGGCACAACTTTATATATAACTAATTTATATTATATTAAATTTATGCAACAAATTATATAATACTAGAAAAATAGTTTATAAAGTTACTTACTTCTTACCTTTCTTCTTCATGTCCTTCATCATTTGTTCTTTCTTTTCCATAGCCTTGGATTCAGGTTTCTTGGATGATCCTTTACACGCCATAACAAAATGTGGTAACGTTACCATTTATAAAATGATTGGATACAAAAATAGAAGTTATAATAATTTATCTTTATATACTTTTAATTTACATTCATCGGGAATGGGAAACATTGCATTTGTAGTAACTGGCAAATGAATTGCAGATATTTCTATTCCAAACAATTTACACACTGACATACAAGGTTTACCTATTGTTTGACGAATACCCACCTGATTAAATTCACAACAATTGCAATATTCAGAAACATAACCATTTGGTAAAATTCTTGCAGTCATTATAATCCTAATTTAGACTTTATATCATCAATATTATACCAATAGATGTGTGGACAAACTGCTAACAGATTAATCTTGTAACATGGTTTATTCACCCTTCTAGCAATCTCATTGGTGAACACTTTAAGTCCTTGAAGATTGTTCTGTAGTGCCATGTCCCAAGCATTACTCCTAAATACAAACATCAATTCAAGATCCCCCTCACTATTTTCAAATGCTTGAGTATACTGGAAACACGGTGGCTCTTTCATTTCTTCATCTTTTAATGGATTCCAAATAATAGCAACTGCCTGCCTTGAAGTTGACTCATCAATTAAAGTTTGAACAATGTAGTCTAGTTGATTAATTTTAATTTCATCTCCACCATAAATATTTGGTACATCGTAACTGTAAGCCAATAAACGCTCTCCATAGGTGTATGGCTGATCACCTTTATCTGGATTTAAAAATTCATCACGATAGACACCAGATGCTCCCTGTTTAAGTGGTGCCAAATTAGAATGATCATTATCATTATCAATACGAATCTCAAGCACACACGGATCTGCCTGTAATACATCAGTTCCATGAATATGCTTCATCGCACCACAACCTAACACATATCTTACACCTTTTTCATAGGCTTGAGCAATACCTGAACACTTTATAACTCGCATACTAATCTAGTATTATAAAACTAATGTGTTATTAATCTTTCACGCCGATACCATTGGTGGGAATGTCGTGGTGAATGTTGACCAACCACAATTATCACATCTATACACATACATTGGTGTTATTAGTCCCATTAAAGTTATATAAAACACCACGCGCCTTTCACCACAACACGGGCAAGTCACATTGCTGTATATGTGTTGTTTATTTTGACTTCCCATGGAAATAAGCACAAATGAAATAATAAACAGTAGCAACACTAGTATACTAACCATGACCAGGTATTCTATCATATTTAAATAATATAAGTTATATTATAAAAAGATTACGGTCCAACCACTAGTTTTATATAACGGCATGACCAATATGTATGTGCCCAACAGTAATAGAATGACAACAAGGAAGAGGGATCTTTCCTTTTGTTGTTTTGTTATGATGGAATTGTGGCTACGTGTTCGCTCTTTTGTTAAACTAACTCATTTACAGTAGTTTGAACGATATTTATATTGACTCATATAAATATTTAAATATATAAAAGATAAATTAATAATCTATATGCCAAAGAAAGGTGAAAAGATGCCTGAAGAATGGAAAGAAAAAATAAGAAAAGCACATCTCGGCAGATCTCATCCATGGCAAGTCGGAATTCCTTTGAGTGACGAGCACAAAGAAAATATTAGAAAGTCTAGATTGGGTTCGTCATCGTGGAACAAAGGATTAAATTTGAGTGATGAACACAAAAGAAAGATTGGAGAGTCTAATACTGGAAAAATAATTTCAAGAGAATCTATCGACAAGGCATTAGAGACAAGAAAGTTAAATAATTATCCGGTATTAGAAAATAATCCAAATTGGAAAGGTGGGATTTCATATGGAAATTACTGTCCAAAGTTTAATAAAAAGTTTAAAGAAAATGTTAGAAATTTCTTTGGTAATGTATGTGTAATATGTGGGAAAACTAAAGAACATAATTCGAATTATGAATTAGCAATACACCATGTAAATTATAACCCATATTCAATGTGCGATGATAGTCCTAAAATGTTCGTTCCATTGTGTATAGGATGTCATAATAAAACAAGGACAAATGTAGAATACTGGAAAGTGTATTTCACATCATTAATAAACGAAAAATATGAAGGAAAATGTTATGATGTAGAATTATTATAATCTACACTTTTTACCAAATTTATTGGAAATCCATTAGATCCTGTTGGGACATAAAACACTTCTTTTCCAGATAGTTTGTCAAGCCAATACCACTGCAAATAATGATTACTTAAACTATCACTGATGATTCGATTTGCATCTGCAATACCTTGGGCTTCAGCGCGTTTACGATCTGCTTCAGCAACTTCTTTCTGAACTTCAAATTGTTTCTTTTGAATTTCCTGCTCCATTTGTTGTTTTGCTTCAATGGACTGTTTAACTGCTGCTGGAGGTTCTACCTGACGAAGCAGAACATCCTCGATGATGACACCGCGAATTGATAGATATGTATCTAAACGCTGTTTGATGTCTGCACTTAAATTAGTTCGACCAGAACTGTAAAGGGTCTTTGTGTCATAAACAGCAAACGAATCACGAATTACCGATCTGATAGTAGGATCAATCACTGTGTCTTTGTAACCTATACCCATTGTTTTATAAATCATAGGTGCTTTCATCGGATCAATACGGTAATTGATCGACACATCGGTTGTAATGGTCAATGCGTCTGATGTGAGAACACTAGCCTGTTGTGTATCAACTTGGGTTTTTGCGTCAAATACAATGATGTCAGTAATGAATGGCATAATGAAATGGATTCCTGCTGGAACTGGATCATCACCCACGTTTCCCCAAATATTGGTAACACCAACTTCTCCTGGATTAATAATGATAATCGCAAATGACGCTATACATAATAGAAATGCAATCATAAACGCCAGCGTTGCTTGATTTCCATATTCTCCAAATACAAGCAATATTCCAATAACGAATATTACTATAGCAATAATCAATAATGGTAGAAACATTTTAAATTACACCTTTGAGTTGTGTCCAACTCTACAATGTAATTTGATACATGTATATTTATAATTAACTAAACGGTATCAAAACTTAACTATACACCATTTACAATAGTTAAAAATATAAGTTAATTGATAAAACTTAATCGCTTTTAATGCGAGATCTCGCGAATACGCTGGTGAACCAAACCATTGCAAGATATGTCCACATGGTGAGTTCAATTGCTTTTGTGAAGAATACTCCGACGAACAAGGTATTAAGCGCCCAAATAGTGATGATTGGACATACAACAATAAAGGCTATAATCAATACAACTAACAGGATTTCCCTATCATACAATTATAAATATGTTGTTATAATATGTAAACTTAACTATAACATCCCATCCACATTTTGAATTGAATCCACTTCCAATATACAGCGGTGAATAAGTCATGTTCAGCGAGTTTAAAACGAAGGCGTAACATATTTATATAGTGTGATTTCATCACATAAATAATTATGCTTGAAGTTATATAAAAAGAATGGGATAATTTCGCGCGAAAATTGTAATGTTAAGTTTGCTTTATAATGCGGTTGATATCATCTTCATAGTAATCGAAGTGTTTTATATAGCCATCAACACTACAATATTCGTGGTAAAGTTTGACCAACTTGTCTTGGTGTTGTCTAAATGATTTGTCATCGGTGAATTGATTGTGGAAATTGTTTACATCATCACGAATGTTACGGAGATCATTGACGTTCACTATGCATTGATCCCAGTCGATTTCGTTCTCGAATGGTAGTGGGTCGCCGGTGTCAATGTGAACTGGGATGCGACCACTGGCTAACAATTCGTAAAATCGCGCGCTGTAATTGCCCCAACCACGAACAGCAAGACCATATGGATGTTGTGACATCGCATGATAATATTCACTTGGATTGAGTCGTCTACCACTGATGTGATGGAAACTTCCCTGGATAAATTGAGTCATCCTCAAATCAATCTGGGTGTTAAGTCCACAAGTCGCTAATGACACCACGCTCATGTATCTGGCATTTTGTTGTGGAAATATCTGACCATTTTCCATGATCACGAAATCACCAGCAAACCAAACACTCGGCTCATCATCAAAGTCAAGATGCTTCAATTGCTTTAGATGACTATAATCGGTGTATATGAATAGTAATTGATTGTCACTGACACCCTTTGTGATTGATGGTCGAAGTTCAACACCTTTGAAACCTTGTATGGGGATGTCTGGAGCATCAACAATCATGAAGAAGCCATCATACTTATTGAGATCTTTGAGTCTTGACATTGGGCCATCTTCGTTGATGTTGCCTTCGTGGTAGAATACTCCTGGATAAAAATTATATGTATCACATATATCCTTTAACTTCAAATACAGGACATGATCGACTTCTTTTCTACCCTCTCGAATTTCATCAAGAGAACTTTTAGTTAAAATAACATTACTGGGCATAAAATGGTGTGGGTAATGTAATAGTTAAACATTCGTTAACTTTTCTTTATGTTCATCATAATATCCAAGTAAGTCACTAAATGAAGCATTACTATAAGATGAACCATCATCTAACTCTACAGGATTAGGTTCAAGTCCAATTGATTTGAACAATGGAAGTAATTTTTCAAAGAAACATTCTAAACATATATCAGGATCCCAGTTATGTGAATCGCATGGCTCATAATACCAACGAGAGTAGAATAAAGCCATTCTAAATCCAAATTCAACAATCTCACCGTGATTATAATATTTTTGTTTAAATGCCTTTCCACAAATGTCACATGTTGTACGATCAAGTTCAACTTTAGTGTGTTCTGGAATAAGAACGTCTTTATAATACTTCATGGTTTTCAAGCGAATAATTCAGGGTAAAAATCAAGTAGGCTGGTCTGTGACTTGTCAACGATTCTAATAACGCTAAATTCGTTTGTCATAACAATACTTGGTCGTGACTTTTTATAAAACTTGCGATCTAAAAATAGTTGTGTAAGATCTACAACTGTCACATGAACTTTTCAAGGATTTCATCCCCATCTTCACTTGATTCAGAAAGTTGAGATTGTTCATTAGGTTTGTGGTATTTATTAAGCATTTTACCAATAATGTTTTTACGTTCTCCTATGTCAGAATATTCTAATTCATGGAGAACAATATCAGCACCAATTGCAAGAGATACTCTAGCCAAATCTTTAATCGATGCTTTGTTTCTCATACCACGACGATGGTGTCCCATTGAAGTTTCGTTTATCATAATATTTTCTTCCATGTATCGTCTACGTGGGACTACTCCATTTTCATGATGAGATTCATAAGTATCATGAACTGCCTGCATTAATGGATAATGATTTTGTTTAGTGATTTCGCGCTGTTCATCCCAATTATCCGCAAGTAAACCACTTGCTTTTGATAGAAATTGCTTTTCATATGCTTCGCCCAATACAGTTGTTGCCCATTTCTTAAATTTTATAATTGTTTGTCTTTTATCTTCAGGATATGATTTAGTATTAATCATAAACATAAGCCCGATTATACCATCTCTTGACAAACAAACCTGTTCTATTGGAGATCCATTCATCCGGGATACAGTGTCCCGGATGTAAAGACCGTCAAATGTGTCACTATTTCTACCTATAAGTTTCCTTATAGTATCATTTTCAACTCCGATTGCATTAGAAATGGAAGTGACGGATATATACTTGATACCGTCCTTAATTACGCATTCAACAGGAGTTCCCATGAATTCCATTTTAACAATTTCATTACTAGATTTCTTCATCATAATTTCCTACATGTTGATTAACAAAAGAATAGAAAGACTTATAACAAATAAAAGACAACATATAGAATGTAACTTCTTTTACTTGAGATAGATCTGGAACATCTAATCTCTTATTTTTATCAACATAATATAGTTATAACTATAAGTTAATATATTTAACTATTACGATACATCGTTCTAAAAATAGAGGGTGAGTTGGATTACTCACTCGATGTTGCATTAACGTTGGTAACTTCGTCTTCAACTGCTTGTTGTGAGGTTTGATTGTCCACCACTGTTTTGTTAGATGCATATCCATCCACAGTTGTAGTGTTGAGAACTTTGTTGTAGGCATCTTTGAAACCGGTGTATGAGGTCTTGTAACCTGCCTCATAACCACCAGTGGATGAATTAATCTGGGTGTTGTCGTGCTTGATGATGTCGTTTTCGTAGCCATATGATGTATCGGACTTGTTAAATCCTTTGATTGCACTTGAGTGGAAGTCACGATATGCATAACCCTGATCGGCAGCAACATACAGATCATTAATCATGGTGTCATCAACAGTTCCCGTAGTGGAATCCAATTGCACGTTTCCAGAGGCCATTGAACTGAACTTTCCACTAACACGCTGTTCACTTGGATACCTTGAAGTCGATAGATTGCTGTCCATAGCCACGATGTTTCCAGCAGCATCACAAATAACATCTGGACGATTGCTTTTGAGATCGGTGATACCTGATGTAGCGTCAAAATTTATCATACCGAGTGTATCGACATTTGCCACATTCTTATATACATTGGAAGTTGCCGCACTAACAGTTACAGATTCTGTGTGTGCTGTTCTCCCAAGTGTCAAGATTGTTTGACTGTTGCCTTGTTCATTTAATGTTCCAGCAATCTGCCCAAACTTGTAACTTCCATCCAGCGTGGAACTATACACAGCGGTTCTAGAAGTAATACTATCGCTTTGCCCATACGATTCAAATTTGGCTGCTGCAAGTGATGGCGCCACTATAATCATCAGACAAAGCGTAATGAAAGTTATGTGTTGTAAAAGTTGTAGTTTCATGTGATCACTTTAAAATTTGTTTTATAAAAATAAAAGGTTGCTTATTAGTTACGTTGTTCTTGATCTGTCATTTTTGGATTCCTGTTAGTGCGCAAACTTTGTTGTAAACTTTACGGACAAAACTAACCTTTGTTTCAGCAATTACTTTATCAATTTCATTACCGGTGTTACCTTGTGGTGTCAAGTCCTTGTTGAACAGTGATGGTCGTCTCAATTTGTTTCCTCGTCTAAATTAACTATAAATTGCACAATATTCACCATTATAGTTTTTCATTGCCGTCGAATGGGCAGTTTTTCTTTTCGCGTTCGGTTCGAAGATCGACTGTTTCATCGATGATTTTATCAATCTGCTCGCTGGTATCTTCACGATCACCAGAAAGATCTTGATCTAAAAGGGATTTTCGCCTAGCCATACAAGTGGTATGTGGTTACACTTATATAATAGTTATGGTATAATTTCGGCGCGAAGAATAGAAAACTGACGGATGTAGCCTAGCAACATAACAACGAAAAAGAAAACCACAAAGAGGCATGTGGCTTTCTGTGACGTATGTTAGTAATGGGGGGGTACATACAGGTGGTTGTTCACGTTATATAAATGTTGTGTTCTAGTTGTAGAAGTCAAAAGGTAAACATTAGAAGCCAAATTTTTGTAGATTGGTTTGACCTTTTATTGCTGTGTTCCATTCAATGTCAACTGCCCAGAAATATGATTCAAGTTTCTTCTTTATGGTTTTTTCAGCCATTAATTTCCAATCTACTAGATGTGATATTTGTGAGGTATCAAATCCATCATCTATACATATTGTTTCTCCATGTTTAAGGTGGACCAATCTTGGTTTTTCTCCTTCTTGGATTGTATAGTTGAAGTGTTGTAATGCATAGGTTTTCCCATCAGCCCAAGCATTCTTTTCACCATTGTAATTGGTCTTACGAAGTTCTCTAGGGATGGATATATCGTAGATATTGGCTGTTCCATCAAGAACCGATCGGTAATGATCACGGACGAATTTTGTTGCTTTTTCAACTTCACCTTTAAGTAGAGTTGTTTCTAATAAATAAGATAGACACTGTTTGGTCATTATTGAATTATCTGAACGTTTTATTTCAAGTCCCATGAATTTAAATTCATCGCAATCTCTACCTTCTTCCCAGATGAGATGACCAGCATACTTCTTCTTACTAGCCTGTGATCTATCATTGGATTTTGGCTTAAAGATTATACGACGAAATAATTTTTCAGATTTCAATTTGAAATGGATTTTACATCCTTGTTCATCGGACCACTTTACTAATTCTTCATTTAACCATTTTTCAAAGTATAAACATTCGGAGCCTGTTTTGACCTCAGAAAAGAAAACGGAGTCCGTATCGCCGTAGATTACCGATTTCCCCTTCAATTTGACGAGTTCTTGAATATGTTTATTGATCTTTTGCCCAGTGGCAGTTACGAATGCTGCTTTTTCTTCATCATAACATTCAGATGACTCTGCGCCCATAATTCCATAAATAGAGTTCACCAGAGCCTTTGCTGCGGAATCACGTGCACTAGCACCGTCTAATCCACGATTCTTCTGATCTCTATAGACTTCACGCAGATCCATAAGTTTTTGAGTGGACTTGTGAATTATTCCATCGCAGTCACTAGAAAGTTCGTAGGCTAAAATTATGTGTGGGTAAAGGGAATTCAAGTCAACTGTTGCTACCCACTCATGTACACCGAGTTTTGGAGTGACAACTAATGCACCTGGAAACTTCGGTCCATCATCTTCATCGTCACCTTTGTATTTACGGCGAGGAAGGGGTTTGATGCCTTCATGTCGAACATAGGTGGCAATGATGGTGCTGTTGTGTAGACTTTCAGTAATTTTGTTCCCTGCGATAAATCGTATGGATTCAAAGAATTTGTAGAGTCCAAGTTTCTTGTCAATTACTTTGAGGGCCTTAATATCGTTTTTGCAGTATGCTATGAAATCATCCCATCGTTCAGCAACAATAATATCATTGATGATTGGCCCAAGATCTTGATATGTGTATGCTGCTTCTTTTAGAAGTGATTTGTCAGATATGACTGATTTAAGACCATTAGATTCTCTTTGACCTTTACCAACATTGTATTTTTTGAATGCTTCCATCATATCGAGACATGCACGACCAGGAAGATAGGATCTGAATTGTTCACGCTTCTTATATATGGTTATCTTCGTTGATGGTTCAGCATAACGACATAGACTTTTCTTTAGTGTTCCTTGGGTTCGTAGAATTTTAGCACGATTAATAATATATGGTATGTCGAATTGATCACTGTTCCATGCAGCAAGAATATCTGGATTAAGTTCTTGGATATAAGCCATTACCATTTGGTAGAGTTCTTGTTCAGTCTCACACATGAATTGATCGGGATCATTTGATTTACCAATTGCGTAAGTGAATACGACTTCCTTGTCATTGTAGTTGTTGCCAATTTGGATAGATACGATTGGGGCAGTTGCTTCTTTTGGTCCAGTAAATCCACCAGTATTGTCCCAAGTCTCAATATCAAAATACATTACAAGGGGATCCATAGGATGATCGACTTCAACTGGAATTGGCTTATTGTCTATTACTTTGTAAGCATAACGAATTTTATGATCGATCAGGAATCGCTTATCAAATAATACATCGCTTTCACGAGTGAACGAATATCCAAGATCTCGAACATCTCGAACATCAGTAGGAATGTTTACAATAACTTTTCTAATTTCGTTATGTTTATAGTCTAATAGGATTTCATCTTCAATTCGTTTAATTGCTGGATGAGAAAACTTTGTTGCTTCATTAGCAGGCACATATAAGTATGGTTCATATGGAAATGAATGAGTTGCAGTGACCATGGGATCTTCGTAACATCGAGAATAGAGATTTACAATTGGTATACCACTATGTCTGTCAATGTAATAACCAGATTCCATGACCACATAAGTGCGATCATCAGCATTCATAACGATATATTTGTATTTACTATTATAAAAGAGAATGTAAGTTAAGGATTATTCATCAACCAATACATAGTTATCCTTGCTGGTTTCAATCACAATAACACTACGGCATTTCTTGCACGCCGAAGTAGAACATATGGTATTGTCGTTGTGATCGGGTTCTTCCATACTAACGACCATTTGCCCACTACAAAAAATACATGGTCGATAAATGTGATTTAGGTGTTTAAATAATTTGATTTTCATGTAAAGCCCCATAGTTTAAATTCATATTTGTGACCAGTCTCATCAGAAGTAATGTATTTAAAATATCTAATTAATTCAATCCAATCATTATTAGACATTTTCTCACTCTTTTTAGAAAAAACTTCTAGCATTATAATTAACGTTTTATGTATATTATTAAAAGCCCAAGAATTTCCATCTATACATTTCCTATCACCATAACGTTCAAGATCTTCAATATAACTTGAAATCATATTGTATTTTAACTTTGTACATGTAGATGGTTCAGTTAAATCTAATTTAGATAATTCAGAATAAAGATTAATTTTCATAACTAGTAATCACCACAATAATTTACTTAAACTCAATGTTAAATTCTTCACAATATTTTTTAGCACAAACCCACAGAGCATTAGGATAAACCCAATGATAAATGCCATATTCATCAATGGTATATTCGTCTGTCATGTTTTCCTTACAATATTCAAGGAATTTCTGATCTTTGAGTAATTCTGATAAATTTGTCATGGTTAAACTTCACTGGTAACTACACCTTATTGATTCGGGAGTTATTTCAACACCAGGGTTAAGGTTCTTCACACAAAGATCCCAACGTTGTTCATGAGTCATATCATCAAAGTCACTGTAGCCTTCGTCATCAATTGGAAGTCCACTTAAACTTACATTTGGGAATCCCTCACACACTGAATATGACATTACAATGAGATCAACGTCATCTCGTTCACACAAACTAATAACGTCATCCCAACCCATGTCTTGTCGTAGGATTTTTTTTTCTAATGCTTGTTTAATGAGGTTACTGAACCATGTAAAGTTTTCTTTCTTGATGTGTGCGTAGATTTCCATTTGAGCAGACATTTGGCCTATTAAGCACATAACATCACTACCATACAGGGAATTCATTGTAAGGAACCAAGGCCACGATAACAACCATTCACCCTCATATTTGATTTTATGGTTATCCATTCCAGTATGTAATGCAGTAATTATGTGTTTTATGTCATCTGGTTTTAAATGAGATTTTGACAATACATCTTGTAAGTAATTAATTTCAATCCAATTACTGAATGGTTCATCATCTAAATTGTAGGATGATAATTTATTATACAATATTCCAGTTCCAATTTGTTTGTCAAGGAAATGTAATAGGTGTGCTTCTCTTCCAGAAACTTCTACATCCCCAATATCAACATTCCTTGTATTAAAATAAATTCTAGACATTAAATTTTACTCATCTGTATATGAATCCCACATATTTTCAACCATTTTACCAATTTCTTGTAATTCCAATCCTTGAGAATAATCTAGTTTGTTATAATTTTCTTTTAATATATCAAAAATTTCATCAATATCATTGACTCTATTTTTCAATTCTATCCAACCCTCACAGTTTTTAAGATTTCCAGCAACACATTCAAATTCACAATCTTCAATGTTTTTAATTAATTCATTAATGGTTGACATAATTAATCACTCTCAATTCTAGGAGCCAGCATATAGTAGCCAATTTCACAGCCACCAACTTGTATACTGATTTTACATGGCATGTCATTACCAGATGAAAATTCCACATCGCCCTTTAGATGTTTGAATAGACGTTTCATATAATCCATGTTATAGAGGCTACTGTTGTTGTCTACAGTTATCATGCCATTATCAATCTCGAAGGTGAGTTTATCATGATCGTTGCTAACGTAGAAGTGTGAATGGTTGTTTTGAATGTGAACACGAATTTTATCATAGTATGGTGAAGTTTTAGTCAGGAACTTACGCATGTCACTGGCCTTAATAATGGTTTTAGAAGTCCATATCATGGTTGGTTCGTTAGGTTCCTTTTTAACAACAGCATCAGCATCGTGCTTAAACACGCTACTATATTTACCACTTTCAAATTTCAACATTGTTAATGTTTTATTTTCATCAGCAATCTGACTAATAGTTACAAATCCATAGGTGAGGTTGGCAGATGTTCGTAGGTTTTCAAGTTTAATAACAATGTCCTGTTCAGTGAGATCATAACACTCAAATACACTAGTTGGAATGGTCAGATTCACTAATGCGACATTTGCGAGATCAACAAACTTAACAATGATACCATCAGTTTTAAAGTGCAGGGTAACTTCATCTTCACGAATAGCACACATCTGATTAATTATGTCTCTAAAGTGTAGATACTTGATAACAGTAGACATAACTAATAATTATATGTGATATTATAAAAAGGTGTGGAAATATCAATTACAAAACTTAACGCCGATCAACTCCTACTGGTATTTTAGAAAAGATCTTCGATACCAAGCATAATACTTATTATATAATTCTTCAATTTTGTATTTGGCATCTTTGTCTATGAAGTAGCGATATCCACCATATCCTGATTTTGTTTCTCCATATTCACCATAGATTACTATCCAATCACTCAAAGTGTCAAGTGAATGATTTACATCATTTTTAGATATTAAGCCTTCAAAAACTTCACAGAGTCGTGTAAACCATACAGGTTGACCATTCGTGTTATTGTGGTAGATTTCACAGGCAATAATTAGATCAATACTTAACTTGCGTTTGAGGCTGTCAAAATGCATTTGTTTTAAATCTTCATAAGATGGTTCACAATCACAAAAGTCAGGCATCAAGTAATGTTGGTGTTAGTATTATAAAAACTAGTTGATCGGTGTATGGATTACTAATTTAGCCCTCAATCTTTTCCCAACCAATGTCGATGTGATTCCACATCCAATCATTGAGCATCTCACTTATTTCATCATCGGAAGTGTCGTCATCAACTTCCAGAGTTGTTGTTTGTTTACACTTCACTAAATTCATTCCCACGTAAAATTCAACCTTCATAACATTATCGCTCCTTTGTATTTATCATTCCAAACCATACTATAACTGGAAATACTACTCCTGTTAAAATTCCAAACACTAATAAAGTTCGTTCATTGACATTGTATAAACCAGATATAGCCATTCCAATACATGCTCCATAGAACAATAACAGACCAATCATCACACTAAATTTTTCAAATACATCCATAACATTCACCGCAATGCTTTATAATTCCATTGCACGAGATTTCCACAAACTTCACATCGAGGCGAAACACCAGTAATTAGATGATCAGTGTCCATGATATTTACATTGCGTTGACAAATTGGACAGTAATATACCGGTATAACGTGTTCAGGATTCGATGACAACTTTCTAAAGAGATCTTCACGATCTTTAAAATATTGTTCATATCGTTTTGTGTTAAACATAATTATACTTTATACCCAATCAATTCTAAATTCATCATATATTCCAGATTCTTTCTCCAATGCTTCAATAATCATTTCATGACATCTAATTAATTCATCTTTTATATATGGTCCATATTCTCCAATAGATGGAACAGTCGACTTATATATGATACCAATTGGTTCATTTTTATACTGGAATGAAAAATTTAATTGATATTCATATGGAGATAATCTTTCTAAATTAACATCGTTAGACATAATACACCTTACTTGTATGATGGAATTTTACTCATGATCCATGCAATTAATTTTTCCTTGAGATCGCTATTTCGAGTGCGATGAAGGTAGACGTTATAAACGGTTGCTATACAAAGTCCAAGTATACATATGATGCCGATGATCATTGTGAGATAAGGTTCCATACTAGTATTTTGGCGTTGAGGTTTAAAATAGTTACGTTTTATTAAATCCAATCTATAGTATCATTAATAGATGATTTATATTCTTGTGTTATATTATCAATAATTTGAGTTTTTTCTATATCTTCATTTAATTTTTTAATTCGAATGTTATGTTCACTTTCTATTATTTCCTTTTCTAATCTATAGTTATAATCATCAAATAACGAATTCAATCTCTCAATGGTGATTTGTTTAATTATGTCATCATAAAACCAAGTATATTTACTACATACATGAAGCAATGAATCATTTCTTGATGAATATGTAATTGGTTGTATAAATTGCAACACTAACAACTTTTTTCCATCTATTAATTCACAATTAGGAGTAAATCTATTATATTTTTGGTTAATTGTTGGGCTTTCTCCATCTATTAAATATACATTTACAAAAGTATCACAATAATATTCTTTGCTTATAAATAATTCTATATACAATTTATTTTTATAAATTATTTGTATTTTACCATCAAAATATTTTTCATAATACCCACTATACATTATTGAGATAATGAAAGAAATGAAGTTGATAGGAAGAATATCATTAGCATCTAAATTTGGAATTTGTTCATTTCTCTCAATACTTAATGTAAATAAATCAACATGTTCCATTTCCTCGTGACTATATATGTGCTCAAATGACATAATATAGGTATTGATGTTTGGATTTAAAATAGTTGCGGGGTTTTATAAAAATTAGATGAGTATTCCTACTCGTTTTCTAATGTCTGATATGTTTTCATCAATTAGAAGTTTTCCGTTGCTGTAGACGAGTGGTAGGTTGTCGAATCGACCTGCCTTTGATTCTTTACCTGGAGTAGTTTTATTGACATTGTGCCATACTCCATTACGCTTTACCGCGCTGCACTTCATAGCAAATCGATTGGTGTCCCTGTTGTGATTTTGAAGAAGATTTCCACCACAACCAAATATAATGTTACTTGGAGCAAACTTATGCTTGATTACAGTTTCATTGTAGATTTTCTCTACCATTGCAATATCGACACCATCGCCAATAATTATACTGATATGAGGATCTAGAACTTTATAGCCATGATCGTTTATGGTTCCTCCATAACAATCCCAAAGTGCTTGGAGAATTACTGGGGCATTTATTTCATGGCTTCCAGAATCAGGACGACACACAATACGACCTTTGCGATTCATTATCAATGACTTTAGTTCTTTACAGAAGTATTCATTGATTGCATGTTTCCAATCATAACTATCAATGACCAGTGAAATTATACAATCATCACCATATAGTTTATCGGTGGTTTCAATGATGTGTCGATAAGCCTCTAGTTCGTGATCTTTACCCCATGAAGTGATCGTGCTGTGTTCTGCTGCAACCACAGATACTCCGATTGGGAAAGTGTTGTCTGGGTGATAATACCAACGAATTTTGTCTATTGCTGGGTTGTTGTCAGTTCCAATGAAATTTAGAAGATGTCCGATTCCACACATTTCAGCGCTCATCAATGAACTTGCACCACGAAGGCCAAAGTCATTGAGGTGAACTGGGCTTACATCTTCGCCCGCTAGATCACAATACCTCTTAATGGTTTTATAAAATGCATGACTGATAGTTGCAGTATTGGTCATCGCATAGCAATGCATGAGCAAACTCTCAACGTAATTAGTAAGCCATGGAACTTTCGGATCAGTGTTTTCCAGTGCTAATACAGGAGTTCCTGGTTTTACAATGGTTCCTTCTGGGAGCGCATAAATGTTTATCGGTAAGTTTCCACCATGGGCCTTTTTAATGTGTTCCCAACCTTCATAATTGAAGAATGGTTTTCCGAATATCCCATTGCTAATTATACTGGATTCTTCAATAAAATCACGATCTATATAACTATCAATGAACCCATATTCTTTGAGGACAAATTGAAGTCCACACCATACAATTTCATTGAATTGTGCTCCATTACGTGGTTCCATGTAACTATACATTACTTCAAGATCCGGTGGATACTGAAAGTGGTGAGTTTGCTTGTAAGCATCCGTCAAATTGGGAAATGATCTTTCTGGCATAGTTCTCATCAACTTATAATTGTTATAACTGCTCATTACACATCATTGTTATGTGATCGAATAATTTGTTCAACTTCATTTCTAGTGTGTTCTGTAAAGTGCATTTTATGATAATTGGAATTATAATATGATAAAACTTCCTCCCAACCGCCTGTTGGATTGGTTCCTTGTGCTCTACCAGCACCACGCCAATCAGCAAGCATCTCACGAACATACTTGTATGGCATATCAAGGCACCTAAATGTTCCATTATCCAAAGCCATTATCCAGTATTGCCAGTGGTGTTTATTGGTTCGTTGATGATAATGCCACGCCAAATCAAATAGATTGTCACCGGTTTGAGATGCATCGTAATATCCAGTTTTATCACGAACAAACTTACCCTTACCTTCCTTTAAGTAGAAATAATTTGCATATGCATAGAAATTTGATGGTCTAAATTTGTTGATGTCATGAAGTATGCCCTGAATGTATAGTCCATCCTCAAAGCAATATTTCATCACCCAAAACTTGTGAGTAATCACATACTTAAAATATTTATAATATTGTTTCATGATATCAACCTAGTAATGCACTGCCAATTATATTGCAGAACTTTTTGGCCTTGTAACCTAGCATCAAAGTTAAATGGTTGCTGGATCTGGTGGCTGCCACGTAATATATGCGATGTTCTTCAGCGATGTCGCCATCAGCATTGAATCCTGGATCATAGATGACAACGCATGGTGATTCTAAACCTTTACTAGCGTGGATAGTATCGACTATAATACTATTAGGATCTATGCGTCGTTCGCTTTTAATGGCCTTGAAGATGATTTTGTGGAGGAATTCATCACTATAACTAAATCGCATACCGTATAGATCCGTGATGGCCTTGTTGGGATTCATGTATGCAGCCTTCATAAATTGTAGCATGTCGAACTTGACCTTTCGATTGTTTTTCATAATGTAGGCAATTGTCCACGTGTTATATCGATTGGTGAGCGAAGTATGTGGTATGCCAGCATAGTTAAGTGCCATATGAATTTGGTTCGCGCCCGCCTTGATCCTGGATAATATCATGACTTTGCCATAACGACGATGAAGTTTGAGGATTACTTCGGCGACTTCAGCAGCGTCCTTTGGAGTTTCAATTGCTATACTACCACCATCTTCTCGTGGAGATCCATGTGATGGTTTACCAAGCATTAAATCGCCCATAGTGTGAATTCGTGAAGGATTTCTCCAAGACTTAACTCTACGTTCTGATGTGGCTCCAACATCATCATCAACGCGAGTATCAATCATTAATTTTGGATCTGCACCACGAAACTTGTAGATGCTCTGATTATCATCAAGGGCCAATATTACCGTTTCAAATATGTTGGCATCTCTCCACATCTCATATAACCTGTATTGTGCATATGAAACATCCTGACCTTCATCGAGAACTAGAAACTTACGAGATCTTGGCAACAATCGTTTGTTATAAACTTCATTTATATAGTCATCGTGTTCATAACACCCCTTAATCAACTTGTAGGCTTTCCAAGCAGTAAACAAATCATCAGTGAATTTTTTACATTGACTATCAATGAATTTCATCTGTTTAACTACATCAGGCCACAACGAAACGTCCAATGCACAAGTTTCGAGATAACTATTTACTTTGAAAAATACGTTGCCAGATTTGAGTGATGAGTTGTAATTTGGATCAGTGATACCCTCATCGACTTGATATTTGAATTCATATTCAAGGCCATTGCTGTTGCAAAATCCCTCATAATACTCTTGATTGGTTTTTGACTCGGTGATTACTTTTATACCTGAATTTGGATTTGATGACATGAAAACTTGAAGTGCAGCACTATGAATAGTTTTAACATTGTTCTTAATATCATCATCACTGGCCATTGGGAAAATATCGCTAATTCTACCCTTAACATCACTTATCTGACTTTTAGTAAATGATATAAACAAAATGTCATCAATACTAATGTTTTCAGAATCCTTTGATTCTTTGATTATCTTTAGTAAATTGGACGTTTTTCCACTGCCTGCACAGCCAACGTAACGAATAACGCGAGTCATTATGTACATATAAGATGTACAAAGGTAAAATAGTTTGGATTTAATAAAACTTGATTATTTAAATCTTGTTATATGTTGGTTTCCAACATTTACATCTCCCAGTTATTTGTGGTGTAAAGAAATGCAATTTACATTCATGTTGTCTATAATGCTCACAAGTTACACAACAACCAAGTGAATTATCAATATAATTTTCAACGTAGCCAAAAATTAATGCTCGCAGGAACATAATATACATTTATAATAGTATATTATTTAAAATGTTGTTAAAATAGAATGGTAGATTGATTTTATAGTCCATCAATCATTTGTTTGAGTTCATCGATAGATTTACCCTTGAGATCATCATTCTGTTTTTCCTTGAGAATTGATAGTAGATATTGTTTCTGTTCAGATCGTTCTTTTGATTTTACACGTGCTTCTTTTTCAGCAAGTTTCGTGTTGAATATATACATTACAATATCAATTTTACTCTGAACTTCTTTATCAACCTCATTGATAGTGATAAGTAGGCTATCTTCTGTTACTTCTTTAAGTTCAAATTTAAGTGATTTGTATACATTGTCTAGTTGTTCAATTGAAAGATCCCAGAGATCTTCTACACCAATCATCCCAACAGTTGATGGAAATCTATACTTGTTTCTAATTGCTGTTTCAAACATTTTTAATCACCTATATAATATAATTTTAAAGTTTAAAAAGTTATTTTCATAACTCTTTCTGTTGCACCCTTAACCTTCACAGTTACAGAAGATCGCTTGGTAGTAGAAAATCCTAGACCACTTAACTGATCTGTTGTTGATTTTACTGCTGACTTGCTAGACAAGGCTTCAAATACTCGTTTATGTTCATATAATTCTTGCTTTAGATACTCGTTGTAAAACCCTGATGGACTTTCAATGTTTATACAGTCCTTAAGCATGAAGAATACATGTCTATGACCAATTCCATCCTGTTCATCCCAGTAATTTGGTGAATACATTATAACACTTACTGGAATAAACTGATTAGTTTTTATGTTCCACACATCTCGCGATGACATTTGAGATGATAACTTCTCCTGTATACTAAATCCATTACTATCTAATGTTACTTCTGCAACTACTACATTTTCTCCCGGTCGAAGTTCTTTATTATAAATAAATTCAAAGATCTGTCCATCAAATTCAATTTCTGCTTTGAAACCTTCTTTACCACCTCGATTATTATACTGATGAACAAAGAACTTGTATACACCGTGAGACATACTTCGTAGATCAGTGTAAATGATGTTCTCTACTGCTGGAACACCTTCACGTGGTTGAGTAATATCCACATCGAGTATCCCACTACTTTTGTGTTTATATCCTTTATTGCTAAAGTAAATATGATTATTGCTTGGTTCTATGCAATGAGCATCAAGATCATTGGGATCATGTTTACTGTTGTCATTCCACTGAATTGAAAATCGCAGGACTCCATCTACATTTCCACCAGCCATTTTTACATTGGCTTTCATAGTAGAATCAGTGATGTTACCTGTGTATGCCCATGAGAATGCATTGTTCCACTTAAACATTGATTTACTATCAGCCTTTGCTGGTGCAATCAATGATACCATATTAGATGATAGTTTATTCTCAAATAACACTTCAATTTCGCGCACAGATGGCAACATATCACTTATGAATTTAGATACTGGGATTTCTTCTACTTTTGAGAACTTTTTAGGATCTACAGCAATATCTGATTTCAGACTTTCAAATATATCAGAACTTCCAGTAATACGCTTTGCTGCATCACGATTACTAAACAGTATATTGTTGACTGTTATGTCATCAAGCGTTGCATATCTTCTACCAAGTGATGGTAGATATCCAAGTTCCTCTACTGTTTTTTGAGCATCTTCAAGCATTTTCTTTGTAAAGATTGCTTTAGGGCGCTTGTAATTTGTAGGGGCAACCACCTTCTCGTATCGTTTTACTGCTTCATCGAGTTCCATACCGGAGGTTATGTCAATTAGAAGTGTCCCTATACTGTGATTACGGATTTTACCAATTACCGGACCTGCTTCAACTGAATATTCCCAAGCAAACACATCATGATCTGTTGCTGAACTATACAACAATTTATAGTGTTTAAACTTCTCAAGAACTGATTTCCATTCTTCACCTTTATACAATGTATTGGAATTTATAAGTTCAAGAACTGTGTCAATACTTTCACTGGACAGTTCATCAAGTGATCGCTTAAATACATCTTTAACTGCCTGATAATTACCTTTAACTGTGTCTAGAGTTTCACGACCACTATAAACAAATCTAGATGGAAGATCAACATACAGGTGTTGCCATTCTTTTGCAATACCATCAATAAGTTCAAGATTTTTATCAACCACAACCTTACTTTCTTTTGTTACAAATACACCGGAGATTGATTTACTCTTAATATATTTGTGTAGCGCATTAATTACTGTCTGGAATGTTAGATCATTTACTTGGAAATCCCAAATAGTAGATACCTTACCATCTTTAAGAATGACTACATTTCCAAGATTCTTAATGAATCTTCTACAACATGAACAATCATATTCTCGTCGCTTACGATAGATTTCATTAGTTCCCACAGGAAATGCATCAAGATATACATTCCACATTTCATCGAGATCTACATCTACTGTGAACAGATGATTGATGTTAGATGTTTTGACTTCAAAATTTTTCTGAAGTGCTTTTTTAAATTCTACAAATTCCATGATACTATACCTAATGTTTAATTTTCATAAAACAATGCTAGTTTTCCTGTTTGTGTATATTAGATATAAGATGTAATTTTATTTATAAATTACTAATTCATGAAAAGAATGTATTTAAATGTTACTAATGTTGTAAGTTTTGTTCAACCTCATAAGCAACTAGTTCTTAATCTTCCTTACTTTTATATGGTCAAGCACCTTACAATCATAACTGGATTGTGTATCATCAATGTAGTTGATACGATGACCCAATAATGAATGGTTGTGTTCAAACATTACTATACCTTTGTAGTTACAACAGTTATATCAATTGATAACCATTTATATATTCTAAAACTTTTCCTTTTTATCACTTCATCTACAATTTCATCATTGAAGTCTACTCCAATATATTTATAAGACTCTCCATCATGTCTATCAGAAACATCCAAGATTTCTACAATTACTAAAGTAACATAATGATCCCATGATATTCTTTTATAATTGACATGATCACCTAAATTAAACGCCGACATATTGGTTACCAACTATCATAATCGGATATTTCCAAAGATTCTCCACAACCTAGACACTTCACATATACATTAGTGCCGATGCCACCTGGATGGAATATCACTTCAATTTGTCCACAATGATTAGACTTGAATTCTTCATATCGCTGCTCTTCAACATCATTAAGTTTGAATGCCCACGCCATAATTAACTTCCTCTATTAAACTTTGTAACTTCATTGCCATATTGATCCCAACCATCTACTACTTCTCTAGCAAATATTTCAATACGAGATACATCACCATATAACAATTCTAATCTTCTTCTAACTTCATCTGGTTTGCGTGAATGCTCTCTAACCTTTGCTTCTACAACGCTATGAACTGATGCTGATACACGCTTAACTCCTTTACCTTTTATACCTAATATCACATATTCTGGATTTGATCGTGTTGATACAGCACCCATACCCCAAAATAATTTATCATTTTTAGTCTTCTTAATCCATACGAAAGCAACCACTTTAAATTTAAATCCCCAATAATTCATTAATTCAATACTATCTTGCATCATTGGACCAGTTGTCCACATATACATTACAGAATTTAGATTTGATATCTCATCGATATATAATTTCATATCTTTTAATTCTGGTAATGTCATACATGGATATTTAAATTCAGCACCACGATTACCAGCAGTTGCCTTATCATTATACGACCACGGTGGATCGATATATATTAAATCATACATCAATGTCAACTCCCTTATAAGTTTTAAAATATTCTTTATCTGATATGTAACATTTCCAATTAGTTTCTTTAAGCATTTCAATAAACATTTCAGTATATTTTATTTTAGTTTCTTTATTTTTCATTCTCGAATGACATGAATGACACATAGTTATAAATAATTTAGAACTATTATCACACAATGATTTTGGATTCTCCATTACATGATGGACTGTCATTTTTTCTTTATTCTCATCTTCAGTTTTACCACATAATACACATTTCTTCCCCAAAATATTCTCACACGTTCTTTAAAACTATCGCGTTCAAATCTATGACAATACCCAGTATTTCTTAATGTTACACCATCATTCCAATGTGGATGTTTTGAATCTCGCAATGAAACATTTCTTAATATAGTATTTTTTCTAACAATACAACCACAAGATTCTTGTTTTCCATTAATTAAACTAGTTGTTTTTATCCATTTTTCATTACCACAATCACATTTACATTTCCAGTAACAATTATTATTATTTCTAATTTCATATTCACTAGATGTTGTAAGTTTTCCAAATCTTTTATTTGATATATCAATTATCCTAGATGGTTTTTTGATACAACCACATGAAACATACTTATTTTTTAATTTTTTACATGACAATAATACCATATTACCACAATTACATTGACACATCCATTTTACTTTAAAATTAGTAGTTTCATCACAAATTGAATATAGACATTTAACATTACCTATTAATTTTCCAGTATAATCTAGTGACATTTTTAAATAATTTTGATTCATTTTGGTTGTAACTTTTTTACAATTTATACACTCCATTCTAATATTATTATTTAAATGATATGTATTTCTATAAACTTCAGTTTCACAAACAACACATTTACATAACCACCTTATTTTTAATCTATCATTATCTCCATAATATTCCCATGAAATAATATCATAGTCATTAACAGTTTTCCCAGTATAATCAATTTTAGGACCATAGTGATAGTTTTTGTCACTTGACATAACATTAGCAACGTTCATTACTAGTGTAGTATGTGAGTAATATTATAAAATACATGTTACACCTTGTTTGCATCAAACACCAGTGATTGACTTCTATCTTGAAATGTCACCACCTTGTGACCAATGTAATGATCGCCAACTTTTGTAGCATCCACTTCCATTTGTATTGGATAAATTTGTCCACCATACTTGAAGTTCACAATACTAGTTGCTTGTAATCGATCACCCACTATATTGCCGGTGAGATTTCCATGCAACTTAATCGTCCATCCATCATCAATGACTTGATAAGTAACATTACCTGTAATAACATCACCTGTATCATCAAAAATTATTATGGAAGTAACATCCACACCACCCACATTGGTGTTGTAGGTTTCTAGATATTCAGCACTGACTTGACACATTACTACCATTAATATAATTACTAGTTTTATATATAACATGATATAGAAATGTGGCACATTCGTTATATATAAAATGATTTTGTGTAGTGCATGGATAGAGTTTCGCGTGAAAAATTCCACTTATGCACTACGGTAAAAATAGTTAAGTAAAGTAAACTTTATGCGGTGGATTCTTCGACTTTAGACGCCGAATACTCTTCATTCATTGGGCCTTCAATACTTACAAGCCAATCAATAGTTGCCTGTGAATCTTCCTGTGATACATGCTTCATCATTTCAATTGCATCATAAAGTTGAAGGCGAGCCTTATCAATTGCAGACTTTTTATCTTCTTCTGATAGAGTAGTATCATTGTTAATTATATCAAGATCGATCATTGATGCAAAAAGATAGTTGTTCCACGTTATGAGCGTTGCAGCGACTTCCTTGCTTAATTCAACGTTGAAGGTCATCACTATAAGGTGTGGTGTTAGGATATATAAGCGTTATTATCTGCAATGGTATTATAATCAATGTTTAAATGTAAGGTTAAAAAGAAATGTTTTTAAATGTATGACTAGAAAAACCCATCTGGAAATAACTCTACATTTCTATCATACATTCCACAATCATCTAAACTACACAATTGACAGTAAGGATATTTGCCTTCGCTACAAGTTCTTTCAAAGTTTCCAGTTCGTTTCGATTCCCGTAAATTCTTCAAAACCTTTACTATGGTAGATTCTTTAGAAGGTGCCATATATTCAACTTGACACAGTCTTGGATTAATAACACGCCCAAGTGTAATATTCCATTCATCATATGGTGGTGTATGATTTAATAGATATTTATAGAAACCAAATTCCTTTTGAAGTGATGGTTTATAAATCGATTTACTAGTCTTATACTCCACGATAATATACTCATCATTTACTTTGTCCACTCGATCGATGATACCACGCAACCCCAATTCCTCATTAACCACCATAGTTTCGCGCATAATAGGCATCCACAAATCATAATTATTATTGAACTTCTTGAGTCTACTCCATTCGTAGTCCATGAAACATCTGATCATCTTTTGTTCATATGGACTAAAGCCAGGATGTATCAAACCATACCAATCTTCAGGAGCCACTTCTTTTGCCACTTCAAAAAACTTATCGTAGAACTCATGTATCCTAGATCCTATAGCCAGCGTCGGATTAGTTTCACTCTTAATACCGTCAACATATCTGAACTTGTATTGCATTGGACAATACGAATACGTGCTAACTTGGCTCTTGGAAATCAATTGTTTTGTTAATTCATCCATAATTTAACCTTTAAATAAAACATACCCCACCCATATAATTCTCAATCAATTCAATGAAATATGGTGTCCAATAATCCCATTCATTTTTATCATGGTGCAATTTTGCATGACATGGCCTACATACACAAACATATTTCGTTTCTTCAAAAGGTAGTGTTCTTTCTTCTGGATAGATATGATGAATTATTGCATCTTCATCGTTTTCTCCATGAACTTTACCACACATTATACAAGTATTTTTAAAGAAGTTTCTAACTCTTGCTTGATTATGTTTTTGTATAAATGTATGATGATAACCATGATAATTTATAACATTTTTAAATACTGGATGATTTTCACCTTTACAATGTTCTCCAAACCATGTACCTTGACATTTAGTGCTGCAAAATGACTTTTTATATATGTCAATAGAATGTTGAGTTCGAATTAATTCAACTCCACATTGAGCACAAACTGTTTTCACTCTTGGTATGTAAGTTGATCGCTCTTCACCTTTTTTACCATGTTTCTTATACCAAGCACCAAAACACTTTTTAGAACAAAACTTTCCTCTACCCTCATTGATTACTCTAGAACGAGAAGATTCAAACTTAACACCACATTCTAGGCAAGTCATTTCAATATTTCCACCTTTCCATTGCGGACTTCCTGGACCTTTCATACGTTTAGACTGGGCAGTAAATTGACATTCTTTTGAACAAGTCTTATTATGCCCATTTCTAATTCGATAATATGTAGTTTTAATTTCTTTTCCACACTCCATACAAATTACTGTAAGTCTTCCATCATGAAACTCACCACGATCCAACATCGTTTTACATTCTTCAGAACAGGCATCTAACTTTTCATCACTTTCAAAATTAGATCCACAAATAATACATCTATTAAGCATAGAAATCAAAAAGAAAAATGAAGATTACAAAACTGTAACCTTTATTCGAACTTTACACCGGATTTATCAGTAAGATACTGACGAAGTTCATCAAAGTTAATATTGCTCTTTTCTTCGTATGTATCACCAAATCTACCACCATGAATAATAAACACGTGGTTATTTACAACTCTACGAAGTTCCACATTGAGATCGAGCCAATGGAAAGTGTTCTTCTGCCAATCTGGATCAAAGATACCAAGACGCTCACCTTTGGAACCAAATTTCTCCTTGGCCTTAAACGTCAAAATGACATTCCAATTTGAAGCCTGTAGAAGCCTCATAAACTGTGTCCAACGTTTATTTGCGCGTCCCCACTCCGTTGACATCATATCACCAGTAGATTTCACAGTTTTAAGATCAGTCTGTTCTTGGAGCCAAGCCTTCAAGAAATCCCAAAGGTCACTACAAGAATCCACAATAATAGTACCAACCTGTTCAGATTCACTAACTGCATCAATCAACTGACCAATGACATCAAATGCAACTTCCATTGAAGATACAACATCCAAATGGTTACCTTTCTTCTCTGCGTATTCAACAAGATCCACAATGAAAATCTCTCGTTGAACATCTTCCGGTAACTGTTTAACCAGAATGTTTGCAGATTTTTCAGTGTCAAGGAAATAGATAGGTCTCTTCGCTGTGAGGCAGAAATGCGTTTTGCCGCATTTTGCGGGCGCAAATATGCCCATGCGTAGACATTTGACCGCCGGTATATCAATAGCAGGTTTAAACATCGCGAGGAGGTTTTCAGATGGTTTCTTCATAGATTCCTTTGTATTCTTCTTTGGAGTTTCTACAACCGTAGATTCCACTTTAGGTTCAATAACTTCTGTTGTATCCCAAGACATATTTTAAAACCTCTTTGGATGGTTTAGTTTTAACATTGCACTACAATATTAACTTTTAACATTTATAAAAGTATGCATTAAAAAAGTTACGATAAAAATTGAATTATTTAGAATTAGATAAGTTACGAAATCTTAACATCTCTGCAAGAACATTCCTCATCTGATCCATTATAAATGCAACCCTATCATACACATAAGGATCATTCTCTTGTTTATCAACCATCGAATTAAGTTTCTCCTTATAGAAACCAAATGATTCATATAAAATATTTAGATATTCATCATTATCCATAATACACCATTAATTTGTAGTTTCGGCATTGACCTTACCAGTAGATTTCAATTTTATATTACCAGTCGGACTACCAATATCTGATAAATTTTGAAACCTTCCACAATCATGATTCTCTGGGAAGTCATCGATATCCACCCACACAGGTTCAAACTTACACTTAAATCGCTTACTTCCCTTCTTTCCATTTACATTAAATTTACATTCTAAACAACATACCATGATAATTTCTCCGCGTTAAAAATTAATTTGTATTATTTACCATTTCCAAACAATTATTGAAATAATAGCATCAATCAAATCCAATAACCATTTAAGCATTATTCTATACTCGCTCGCTCATTAAATCAGCAGTAACATACAGTGTATTCTCAATATACTTCAATACACTTAATGCCGCTTCAATGCTTTCAACACTCGATTCTTCTTCAATGACAATGTTGCCAAGTTCACTTTTTAGTTCACTGTATCGACCAATCGCATCCTTTAATTGTATACTCATAAACATTCACCAACTATAAAATTGTGTGGGACTTTAGATTAGTCCTGCTTCCTTGAGACGCTTTTTGGCTTCAGCACCAGTTACATCCTTGCTAGCGATTACTCCCCAAAGTTCATAGTAAGGCATCTTGATGGTTGGTTTCTCTTTGTCTGGAGCAAATGACATCTTACGACCAAACACAATAACCTCATCATGAACACCCATCTCATCAGCGACATCTGCAATCACCGGGGCATATCGAGATTTCATACTGATACCAGTTGTGACATCAGCATCTCCAACCTTGATCTGAATAACCTGATTACGTTCTTTCTCACTACCAGTAAGTTTCTTATACTGAAGAGTTCCTTTTGCACTGAAAGTCTTGTAAGCATCCAAATCTTCGAATTCACAAAGATCACGCCAAATCATATCAAGATCTTTCTCACCACTTCCCTGCTTGGACATAATGGTCAATGCAACGTCATATGACTGATCAAATACACCAAAGTCCTCATATGCATCCTTACTAATTGAGAGACCCTTGCCTGCAAGTCTTCCATACACTCTTGATTTGCGACCAATTGCTGGAAGATTCTTCACACCATTGCCATGTCGATCCTCACAACGCATGGTTCCCATCTTGTACTCATTGACAGCCTTGCCAACATTTTCAGCACCAGGAGTCTGATCAAATTTATCATACACTTTGCTGACGATCATTGGCACCTTGAAAGACCATGCCTCGGGAATGTCCTTACCAAAGTTTGGATTCTCTTTCTCTTCAACTACCTGACCATCATCACCCTTAATCTTAATAGTGCGTTCAGAGTCAAGTGCAATAGCATAATCCTTGCCTTCCTTGGATTTCGCAAGTCTCACGATCTTATTGGTAAGCATTGCATTTGCTACTTCAAGATCAGGTGCATGGTCGACAGGTTCGCCCCAAGTTCCATCTTCATTCTTTTCGGCCCACTTTCCACCATTAAGTGCCCGGTAATATTTCATAGTGATCTGGCGTTTCTTGTAATCATTACCATCTTCTGGCTTTCCAGCACCAAGAATGATAACATCAAATGTCTTGAGTCCACCTTTTGCTGCCTGATCCTTCGCATACTCTAGACCCGAGAGTGAAAACATGTCACCAAGACTGCCTACAACAAGTTTCTCAACTTCTGCATCGATCTTATCAGCAGAATACAGGTCGCCAATCTTCAACTTAATTGCGTTCGTCTTATCATTAATCTTCTTACTTACTTCTGCTTCAGTCAGTTTATACTTTTCAGCCAGTGCCTTTACATCAATAGTCATTTCAATTATTCCTTAACAACTGAAGTGTGTTAGTTGTCTATACACATATTACACTTGACATTATATAAAACCATGAGAAATTTAAAAGAAGTATTTAAGGGTTTGCCTTTTATACAATCACTTTTATAAAAACTAGTTAATCGGCGTTAATAATTCACTTATTGCCGAATTTACGCCATACCATACATATATTATAAATCCAAAACACCTTATACCCCTTTACTAAATTCACAACATTTTCCAAGTTGCATGACCATGAAACCATGATACTGACAATATGCCATGTCATAATACCGATGTTCACTATACATCACAGTATCCAATGGTAAGGCATATCCACATTCCATACAACAAGATACTGATGATGTAGATTTAGATTTCTCTCTAGCGTATTTACTATTAAATTGCTCTAATGAAGATTTACCCATTACAGGCTTATCATCCTTACACTTGCACCCGTCACCACACTTCTTACTAGTAAATACACTACCAACTTTATCATCAATACCCTTTACTTTAATCTGTTTACCATTTACCCATACAGTAAAAGTTTCAGGATCCCATCCACGTTTAGCCAGCATCTCATTAATGTAATCATAAACACTACAAATTACATCTAAATTATCATCATGCTTCATATTTCACCTCATGTAAACAAACTGTAAAACTTCATCAGGATTCAAGAACATAACTTCCTGTAAATAATCACCTTTATAACAACTAATCACATAGAATCTAGTAACTTCATCAGTATCAATCAAAATTCTAGTATAATTCTCTAAATCAAACGGATCTCTTTCATAGTCTTTATAAATAATTAGAACATGTTCCAAATAATTCACCTTATATTTTATAATTAAACTTTTATTTTATATAACAATATTGTTACTAATTTAATAGTGTGAAGATCCATAAATCTTAACACCAATCTATTCCGTAGGCATTTTACCATAATGTTCGATTACAATGCCACCATAAGTTAAACTACCAATCAATCGCATGTTGTCCTTAGTCTTCTTAAAATAATACGATTTATTATAGCGTTTAACCCGAAAGCAAACCTTTTCCTTGCGAACAAGTATATCGAACAAATAGTGCCGCGCCAAATGTCTAGTAATATTATAACGATCAGTAAAGTCAGTGGTAAAGTACACTTCATTATTCTTCCAATCATTCTCAAAAAACTCCATGAATAACCTATATAGACTTGAATCGTAATGTTGACAGGTATTCAGGCACTCAATCATCGGATCATCTAAAAACTTCCTACGCTTCTTACATCGATTATGTTCCACATCAACATACTTACAAATATTACAATGAAAACTAGGTGATAGTGTTTTTCGTGTTAATTGATCCTCATTATATTGTTCTATATTCTCAATAACTAAACCACTAGCATTACCAAGATCACTAACTTTATTATGATTATTAATATTATCCATTACTATTTATATAAGTTAATTTTATAATATATAAAACTAACTGTTTAACACGATCAATATCTTTATATAGTGTTAGTGACCAATATGTATGTGCCCAAAGTAACACAACGATAGAGAGAACCAAATGCACGTTGTTTGGTTTTCTTTGTTGTTTTGTTATGGTGGTCTTATTCTGTAACCACTTGCATTTACGCCGAGAAAATAGTTATGGTAGTTCAAACACTTCATACAATGGATGTGATGAATTTGAAACCAGTGATTTATCATATTCTCGTTTAAGCATCATACCGCTGTTAATTGTTGTATAGACTTTTAATCCTGCAATTTTGATTCTATAAACTTGTTTGTCTTTAACCAATTCTTTCAAAACATGTAATATACAATGTCTCTTATGTTGTGGGAATGTTTCTTTCAAGGCATCTAAAGAATATAGATGGTCATTATGAGTCATCAAAAATATCATTACATCACTTTCGATCGACATATAAAAGAATAGTTGAATTTGATTTATTCTTTCTTGATGTTTGCGCAACACTCAATGTTATACAGAATCAATGGAGAATTGTCAACTGGATGGTTATACCTACTTGATGATATGTCAACTCGTGAAAGTTCATGAACATATTCTTTTCTAGTATCAAGCATAATTTGAGTAATTTTGCCGGTAGAAACTCTACTACAATCTCCAGTTTTTGGATAATGTGTTACATCAATTATATAACGTTCATGGATTTCTTGATTTTCCATAAAATTATATTAATTTAAAAGTATATATTATTGTTGCTTTTTAATCCTGCCCTTCACGTAAATTTGATCACTGATGGTTACTATCGTGGATTTTGGGTTGGTTTGTGATTTGGTTTTGAAAGCCCTGGATATTACGGTGTGAAAATAATTACGGGTGATAAGTTCTTCGATGCCGGGGAATTCGACAAGAAACGCGGCATATAAACTGTCTTCAGGAGCAACATCTAAAAAGTTTTGTTCACCATACGTTCGCACGAAATCACGGATCTTTTCAGATTTGTGAGAAGGATCCATCCTAATTTCGCTTTTGAATTGTGCGTGAACATCATATATATATTCCATACTAGTATATAAGTATTAATATAGAAGTATTTAAATGTTCCCACTAAATTTATATATTAGTATGTCGGCGCGAAAATCATTAGTTGGTTGAATATTGAGCAAATCGATTAATACTATTGTATTCCTGTTCAACCACACCAAAAGGTTACGATTACCATTATATAAATCTAGTGCACATGTTAGTTCGAAGTGCGAACAATTCCAGTTATGAACTAATAAGCAATATTAAATGGTTGCAATCGAAGAATAGGACGAAACACTCGCCATAACAAAACAACAAAAAAGAAGAAAGAACGAGCCTTTCAACTTTGTATTGTTTCGCTACTTGGGCACATACATATAAGATGTTGACATTATAAAAGCATTATGTTGGTGTGAAAATAAAAAATTGATTTGTAGGAGGATCATTGTGAGGATATTTCTAGAGAGGACATTTAACTAGTAACAAACTGATCGTCTACATTACCCATATATAAAACTATATGGTGATATTATACATCAAATTTTTTCCTAGTGTGTTTGTTGAATCCTTCAAAGCACGTTGAATTTTCTAGCACGTTATGCCAGGGTGGACAATACTTGTGACATTGCGGTGATATGTAGTATGCACAGTTATAACATACATTGAGTTCTTGATTAGATTTGTTAGTGTCATAGAAGGTTTTTACTACATTAGTTATGAGATCTGGTGTAGATAGTTTAGTGTCTTCGTAATTTGCAGGTTTATCAAATAATGATGATTTCTTTACATTATGGGTGCGCGATGGAATGAAAGTATTGTTGATGCGTTCTAATGCTTTAGTTTTCATTTCGTTGTATTCTTTTAAGGTAGTGTCAATTTCAACGGGTTCTATTTTAATACTTGATGCATCTTTAACACGATCATTGCTGATCTTACTCCTAAACATTCTAACTTTGCCATTATCATCCTTACGGCGAATGTTTAGGTTATGGCGCCGGTAATATATGTTGTGAGTTGGTGCAAATTTATCGAATTCACCGGTGTCAATTTCAATGTAGTGATCCATGTTTGGTAATTCATCACTGATGATAAGGTTGGTGGGATAGTTGTTGTTCTTGAATTTCTTGATGAGATGAGTCGGCTTTGGGAGTTTAGGATCCAAATTGGCGTAGGATACATACATAACAATGATGTATGTGTGGGGTTATATAAAATAGTATGGATTAGTTGTGGGCTAAATATTCCTCGATGAAATATTTGAGCATAAAGTTTACTTCTAGATTATGATCATTATAACGTAGAGTTGTTCCATAGGGAGATGATATGACTAAATCACAGAACGATGGGATTATAATTTCATTAAGATCTTCAATGCCAAGAGTTTCATATAATCGTCGTTTCTTAATCAAGTAGATTTTATGATCATGATCAAGTTTGGTGTCATCTATAACTGTGATTGTCATAATTAAATGTTTAAATTTACCAGTTAATATTTAATTGTAGGATTGTCGTATTCCGTGGTATATGTATTGATATTAGTTTCTTGGTGGATTTCGCGTAATAGTTCATTTTGTTCTTGTAATAATTTAATTATGGTGGTAAGTTGTTTATTTATTAATGTATCACGCGATGACAACTTGCCTTGTAATTCAATGTGATTTGGTGCAGTACAGATCATATAACTAATATTATGTTTTTACAATTATAAAATAGTAATGGTTACTAGGATCTTGGCGTCAAAATAGAAATTGTTACGCGAAGATCACATTTGACTTATTTTGAAATCTTTCTTGTCCACCACGTTAACGTAGACGAATGCTCGCTTGTGGCATTTGTTACATTCAATGGCGATTTCTAGATAGTTGTCATCGATACCAATAAAATGAGTGCGTGTTGTGATATCCACGCTCTTACAATGCTTACAAGCAATTGCCAAATTGATGGTCATATAACACATCACAACATAATGACGAATAATGCTACAATGGTGATTGCTTGTATAATGCCTATTGCCATGAGGAGTTTGTAAGAATTGTTGATCCTGTTGTGTAATGATGATAGTTCATAATCCAGGGTTGATAGATCTTTATCAATTTCGTCTATATCGTTACAAATTTGAGTTTGATTGATAGCAAGTTGTTCCACAGTTTCAATTACTGTGCTTACAACGGTGGAATTTGCTTCGTCTTCAAGTTGCTGTACAGTTTCAAGATTGTCAATGATTTCCTGTTCGGTGATGCGATCATTTTCAATGTATCGTCCTTTAATGAACTTTCCCATACTAGTATGTTAGCGTTAGTATTATAAAATAGTTATTATAAAGAATAGGTGGTGTGGTCATTCACCAATTACTTGTTCGATCACCCTAGACGCTATATATGTGCTGTTGTCAAGGTTGTGCTGATCGGTGTTAATGATAGTGTATGGGTAGTTGAACATTTCTAGAATCATTTCGTAGCGGGACTGGATCATGGTAGCATACTGTGTGGTCATTTTTTCATTACGTTTTTGGCAACGTGCTGTTAGGGTAGTAGGATCGGCCTTGGTGAAGATTACGTGATCAATCCAGAGGGTGGGTGGTTGGTGACGTTCGATGTAATCGATTGCTTCTAGGGTTGTCCATCCATATTGATCTTCAATTGCAAGTGATTGATAGACAAAGTTACAGATCATGGAACGATCACTAATGATGAGATCGCGCTTATCTGGTATGATGACTTCATTGTAAAGTTGTTCGCGATCTTTTGCAAACAATTCAATTAACTTTAATGCATCATCACATTGTTTAATAAGTGCAATGTTGTGTGCATAATATGGTTCTTTGACGAATAGAGCATTGGTGAATAATGGATCACTGGATAATCTACGATGCATTGATGATTTACCACTAGCATCACAACCAGCCAGTGTTATTAATTTGCGTGTCATAACTAGTATATTTGGTATGATGTTTTATAAAACTATTACATGTAAAGTTGATGTGATCACTAATTTTATATACGGACAATCACAACTATGTATTGTTACTACTACTTTGACGGGCGGTATGTGACAAGAACCCCGCTTCAATTCTTGAAGCAAGAGTCTTCATAGCAAGAAACGCGCTTTATAGGTATAAACCTATTTAAGCGGCACTTGCGATTTAATGCTCTTATTTGTTAGGTGGTGTTTTGCTCCCATCACTTAACCATTAGTTTAATTGGCGTGAAGAATACATTCTTTCGCGCCGAAATATACAATTAGTTTTATATAATATTACGCACATATAATACTGCTATGGATGAATTTATTGATTATGAGAATATTTCTGATATGAATGATATTGTGGAAGATATAGAATCTGCTGAATGGGAAAGAAAAGTTCGATATGTTCGCGGTGTGGTGAAAGCCAAGATCATTGAAAAGGAGAGAGCAGCCGAAGCATTATTGGAGGCCAATGAAAATTACGATAAGGTTGAAGAAGAATATAATGATTTGATTGCTAGAGATATTGATGATTTTGAAGTTCCAGTAGATTTTGAACGCAACACATTATCCTCTGTCACAGTTTCTAAATATAATGGTAGAACTATTATTCCAAGTGGGTGGTCAGCGGTTTTTAATTCTGATGGATCTTCCTGGTCAGCAATTTACTGATCACAACATTCTATCACTTTTATTTTTAAATCATTTCTAGTAACCATATAGATCATGGTTTCTATTAGAGTGCTATGATCATTGAATATTAATGCATGGGTGGCGCGTCGAATCATTGCAAATTGAGAACTGATAATTGGAAGTGCACCACAATTTCTAGTAGGCATTTCAACTTCGATTGGGATCTCTGTTAAAGATAACATACTGATTAAGGCAATATCACCCGTAGTATAATTGGTGATTAGGATTTTAGATATGTCGTGATCGCAGAGGTAGTCGATGAGTATATCTTGAGCAAATTTGTAATTGATTGTGTTGCTAGAAATGATATGTAAGTTGCTGGGTTTCATCACGATAATATTGTAATGTTTACAATTAAAAAATAGAAAGGTAAATCCTAGTAATTTATACTTTGGTGATCTCAATTATATTGGGAAAGAAACTCAATGGTGGAAATCTCATACCAGTTACGTTGATGTTGTAAGTTTCATTTAATTTTATCTTTGCATAGCGATTTGATGCATCAACTTTTCCAACAAGCCAATTGTCACTTATAATGTAGACGTTATCTTCCATATCAACAATTTTGTATGGAGTTGTAGGTATTTTTTCTTGTATAGTGATAGTTTTAGATGTTATGGTTACTGAAGAAATCAACATTAAAATTCCAAGTATAATTATAATTAGAAGTGCAAATACCACTTCAAACATTTCAGCATTATCACGTTGCATATAATTTTATATGTAAGTGATAGTATAAAAATAAGATGTTATTCTAATGTGATATTTTGTTATTATAGTGAACAATATCAAGTTCACTTTGTCAGATGGATGAACAAGTTCTTGTGGTTATCATCGATCGTCATGTGGTGGTTATCAAACTACAGCAAGTGTGACTTCATTGAGTTTAGAAATCAATCTCACGCTATTGTCAATTTTCTTTTTGTTGTATTGTCGTTCACGGAGTTCTTTGGCGATCACCTCGGGAGTTTTACTTAATCGGTAGACGTTGGTAGGTCGCCCGATATTGTTTTTAATTCGTTCGCTGATGGCAATGAAGTTGTCCTTGGTAAAGTCACTGATGATGTGGCTTACAACAGGCTGCTGGAGATCAGTCGCGCGTTCAAGTTCATGTTGAGTGAACTGTTTACGGGTTAAAATCTCTGTGAGAACTTCAGCCTTTTTGGGGTTGAGACCTAGGGTTTCAAGCGCCTTTATAATTTCTACTTGTTCCATACTAGTTAATATGATGTAATGAGATATATAATTATCGATTAGAAGGTAGTATATACTCAATGCCATTTACGAGGTGACTTGAATGTTTTACATTCGCATACAAGGTTGAATGTTGTATATAAGGCTTTAAATGCAAATGAAAGTGATTTTGGCGTGATTATTATATGTATGCGTATATAAAATAGAAGTTAAGTTGAATTCATATCTTCTAATTTGTTCTGGTAATAGGTGAAGATTGAACGTGGTGGAGACATGAAATGTTTACGGGCTTCAGTGCTTACTTGTTTGGCAATTATCGGCATTGCGATCTTGACGTTTTTGAATTGTTCGGGGCCGATATCAGCAAGAACTTTATCCAATGCCCCATAAATTTCACTGTCAGAAAGTGGTGGTAGTTCGACTTTATTGGGATCTATATCCTTTGGGATCTTATCAAGTTTTAAAGTATCGTGCTTTTCCTTGACGGCTAACAATCCATTGTTGTATGATGGTTTGTATGACTTGATTACAAAGCCCTCGATGTCTTGATGATCACGAAGCATACTGTCTCTGTAGGTGTAGAGATCTTCGATGCTGGTGTGTCTGGTGATTACCTGAACATCGATACATGGGATGTTACTGTGATGGCATTGTTGATGAAGGAAGTTATAGTGGGTGAATTGCTGGGTCTTGGAAGTCCATAGATCGAATGCTACGAATGATGGTTGATCATAGGTTTTAATACGGGTGGGAGATCGTCCTTTGGCCATCAACTCACCATAAAGGATGTAGTTATTACTCCAGTTACGAGCATCGAGTAATAGTTCCTTGATATTTTCTAGAAGTTGACCATCATCAATGCTTCGCGCAATACTCAAAAATGATGGATCTGCAATTGGTTGATTACGAGATCCCATTATGAGATTGTCTTCGTTGTCAAGATAGAAGCGAACATTGCTACCATCATGTTTAGGTTGCCAGAGAAGTTCTTCACCTAATATCATACCGGGACCAGGATACAATAATGCTATGCGATTGAGATGTGGATAAGTGATGTCACCGAGATTTAATGATACTTGTTCTTTAACGTTAAACATTAAGTGAACAAATATAATTTACCATATATAAAGAAAGAGATAAAAGTTATATAATAGAAATGTTAAAAAGGTGTCAAATAGTTTGTTATAATCGTGTGATGGGATTGATCCATCAAATGATTTAGTGTGGTAATAAGAGAAAATCACGAAAATAATTATACATACATGTAACTCACCGGCTTCATTACTAGAATTATCCGGCCAAAAATATTAGATGGTGATGAACCAAGTCTACTATCAACGTGTGGATGGTTTGGAAATTTAATGATGGAGTCCACATCAGCCCATCGTATACCGCCATTCCATTAAGCGGTCAAGTTTGTTGTAATGTGATCATTGTGGAAGACTATTCATTGTTTATCCACATGTTTTAAACTTCTACCCGTGATAGCCGTAAATAACTCAATTGTTATCATTGTGGTCATCTATCTACCGTTTGTTTATTGACCAGCAGGGAAGTTCTAGTCTTGCATGAAGTTACCTTCATTCTGCACATTACATAACTTGTTTGCATTCTCGATATCACTCCCATGCCTGAATGCTAGGCCGAACGTCACGTTTGATATCCAACGTCAACCGCTTATACTGTTTTTATCGGTTGAAATATCCTACAGGGCATCCATAATAAATGGTTGCTCAAGTTAGCAGTGGATTGATGATGGTGAAAGGAATTGAACCTTCGTTAACCAACATTAGACGATAGCAAACCGGTCAGACTATCGTAGTAATACACCATCAATACCTTCTGATATCACTCCTACGGCGAAGGCAACCTGCGAGTCACGTTTGATACCCAACGCACCAGATCGAGCGGTTTCACCTGGTGAATCACATTCCAACTTAATGGACTTGCCGCAGTGCTGATAACCAGCAATAGGAATTGCACCTATATCTCCACCAGGAACGATGGTGAGATTCTGTTACTCCATGCTGGTTAGAACTCTTTGTTCGGTCACCCAATTTGTTTCCATGATAACGCTCGTGGATAATCGCAGTAAACTTCCAAGCGGTAAATTCTGTTTATTCGTGCACTAATAAACTTATTGGTGGGTTTACTTCCACCTATAACTGATGGGTGGATTCGAACCAACCCGTTGCACACCCATTGTGTCATCGGTTACGGTTGCCACATTTGCGCAGATGTGGTTTACAACCATTTTATCAGGTTTTGGATTTGTTCCTGGGAAATTAAACCTGCAAAACGCCCACGGTTAACGAGCGTGCCTCGGCGGTTTAACAACTTTGATAATGGGGTTCTAAACCTGCTGAATTGAGACCCACATAACCAGTAGTGGATTCGAACCACTCCTCTTTCTCTTCCACCCGTCTGTGGCTGGTTACTCTCCTTACTCTCGCCTGGGATTTTTATCTCGCAGAGGATTTCAGGGATAACCGATTGGGGATTCGAACCCCTTAATTCCCATTTGGTTTATCGGTTACGGTTGCCACATTTGCGCAGATGTGGTTTACAACCATTTATCCGTTTGTTGGATTTGCAATCCCAACCAGGCGTCTTACATTCCCTGTCACCTGCATTCCA